TCTGTAGTAAGCAAGCAGTTGCACCATAAGATTGGAGGCTTTCTGAGGAGCTAACTGAAAGATAGACCCAAGGTGATTCTCCTTAGTCAGGCCCTTCCAGTGTTGGAAGCCAACCATCTGAAATTTATTTAACTTTCCAGCCATAAATTTGTTTGATTAATTATTAATTGAACTTGTGAATTTGTTTAGATATCAATATCCCACTTGCCAATGAAGGATTCTGGGTCTTCTCCAACACCACTCACAAATTTTAAATTACCATCGCTTGTTCTTGAGGTATTGTTGAGAGTGTACTCTAATTCTCTAAGCCCCTTCTTTACTTCTCTTCTGACTTGGGATTTTGTTAAAGCTTCAAGATTTTTGAATCCATCTGTTAAGGTGAATAGCAAACCAACATTCTTTAAGAATTCAGTTTTATTCTCCATTTCATATTTTTGCAGGGCAGTGTATAATTCACCAGTATCCCTATCTTTATATACAGGTTTACTAATGTTATCATACACCTTTTGACGTGTGGCTTTGTCTAACTTCAATTCTCCAAAGACTTCCTTGTCTTCAAGGATTGATTTCTTAAGTACACTAGCCTGCTTTTTTCTGTCTTCTTCTTCTTTCTCTGCTTCAGCCTTGGCATCATCTATAATTTTCTTATAGCCTGCCTTAAAGTATTCTTTGTTACTAGTAAGAGCTCTTTTTGCTTTCCTTAAATCTGACCCATTGTCAAAGATGTCTTTAAGTTCTTCTTGAGCTTCTTCTTTAGTGTATCCCTTATTAATTAAATCCTGATAAATCAACTGCTTTCTAAGACGTTCACCATTCTCATCTTCTGCAGAAAGTGAGTCCTCAGAAATACTATCAAGGTAAGCAATAGTGTTCTCAAACTCCTTAATAGTTTGATTCTCTACTCCAGCATTTAAAGCCTCATCAATTCTCTTTTGCTTTTCATCAAGTCTTAATTGAATCTGCTTTTCAATAGCCTCAGCAAAGTCTTCTGCTTCCTTTATGTTATTAGCAGTATCATCATCAAGGTCAGGGAAGACACCATCTTCTTTCAAGGCTTTGGCAATGGAAGAGTAGAAGTTGTTGTTTTTAGGAGAAGAACCAGTTTCCTCTCTGGAAGAGGTGTCCTCACCTTCTTGATGCTCTTCACTACCTACGCTCTCTGGAGTATCCTCAAATAAACCTTCGATGTTTAACTCCTCAGTAGTTTCTTTTTTCTCCTTTTGTTCAGGAGGAGTTTCCTGTGATTTTTCTTTTTCTTTAATTTCTACATCGTCTTCAAAAAGATTCTCAATATCTTCTTGGTCTAGAATGTTATCAATACCTAAAACTTCCATAATAATCTCCTTTTAAAACTTTGTGCAAAGGTATGTTAATTTTATTAAAAATTAAATAAAATAATAAAAATTCTTATTACAATATAAGCATATTTATTATACAAAAAGGGGAAGTACTTAAACTCCCCCAGCTACTATTCAAATATGTTCTTTCTGCAATGTTCACACATAAAGTTCTTTGCCTCTTTGAATAATTGTTTACCAATTTCTCCTGTGAGATATTGATACTCTTCACTAAAAGGTTCTATATGTAAAGCACTGCAAATATGCATAGCTAAATGACCCTTCTCATGGTCAAATGTACTTTGAAATTCATCTGCAGAATCAGTAATTCCTATTAGCATTAAAGATGCTCTCTTTTCTGTATTTGAATAAGTAAATCCTATATTATATAATCCAGCACTTATTAGGTCATTGATTCTATAGTATGTCTCTTCATCACAATCCATTGTTATAAGGTCATCAAGTATTTCTGGGATGTAATGATTAACAGCATAATATACCCTTACATCCCAATCATAATCTTCTAAATATATATCCTGTATAATCATATCATATCTTCCCAAGATATTACAGTGCCACTTCCTATACAATCAGCATAAAATCTAGTAAAGGGAAGTCCTTCATAACCATCTGGGTCGTCAATAACATCTTTTACATAAAGTATAAGGGCACCCTCATCTCTAATAGAACTTCCTAAGAAATCTGCTTTACACATATTGGCAATATATACAGCATCATATCCATTATTCTTTTCTAAAGTAATACCATATTGTTTAAGAAGTGCATCTAATCTTTCTTTAGTCATGGGGTCTATATATTCATTCCTTCCCATAACTTTTTTGTACATCTTAGATGTTGCCCATTCACACATTTTCTTTGAGAAGTGCCATCCATACAAGGATAAATATTCCTCCATTCCAGAGGGAAACTTTTCTCTGTAATCTAATCTCATAATATTAAAAATAAAGGGAGTAGTATAAACTACTCCCAATTACTACCTAGACATTCTTCTTTCACCATAAGAGTCCTTATCATGAGAGTAATAGGCATCTTTCATAGCTTTAGCATAGCCTTCTTCATAGCCACACTCATAGCCTTCTTCATAGGCATCCTCATCTCTCATACCCATGCTGCCTCTTCTACCAAATCTGTAGCTTCCCCTGTAGTCATCTTTGCGACCACTACCTTCTCTAATTTCCCACATTTTCATACTATTCTTTTTTAGGTGTTAAACTTTCAATCAGTGCCTTATTAGCCTCCATAAGAGATGAGATACTCTTAGACATCTCAGCCATCTGTAACTTCAAGGTGTCAATCTCCATCTTTTGCTCTTGTTTTTCTGCAAATTCAGGATTAATGTCAGAAAGCAATTTCTCATATTTACTCACCAAATCCTTATGAAACTCTACACTATTGATTACATCTATACTTTTTTGCTTTAGATTAATTATTTCAGCATTCATTGCTTCTTTGCTGTCAGATATAACAATATTTTCACCATTACTTAATGAATCTGCCACATCTGATTGAGCAGGTAAAGAATTATAGTTAAAAGGCATATCATTTACCTTAACTATTAAATCTACAACCATCTCCTGGGGAGTGCCAAAAGCTGCTGGTAATTGATACTTTGGCCTTGGTATTGGTTGATTAGTTACATATCCAACTTCGATTCTAGGAGTATCTCCTCTATGTAAGATATATATTTGACTACTTGGTCTAACTGATTGAAACATAATTAATAATTTTTTAACTGATTAACTGTAAGATATTAGCATATCTGTCATAGTACACAAGGTAAACTCCTATACCTTCCCAATCAGCAACAGTAACTTCTGCACCGCCAGCAACAGTTAATACTTGAGTATTTCCTGCCATTGAGAATCTAATAGGAAGAGTTACTGTAGTTCCAGTAGGAATTGCATCTGGTGCATACACCAAAAGTAATCCTCTAAAAGGTGTACCATCAAAGTCAGGTCTAAACTGGAAATCTACAGCAGTGTCTGTGACAGAAATCCTTCTAACCTCTATTGTAGGAATTCCATTAAGGTTAACATATTGAAAAGGAAATCTTGCCATAACATTTCCTCCTATATTTAACCCCAATAGGAACCACCATTAGTACCATAACCCCAACCATAGAAACCTGTGGAATAGGGGGTGTTATTAACAGCTACAAGGTTAGGCCACTGCACAGGTACAGTATTGGGCTGAGCAGCTTTAATTGCATTAACTTCAGACTGAATAGGAGCAAGTAAGGCAGCAATCTGTGCTGTCTGATTTGCATTATCAATCTGACCTCTAAGAGTAGTATTCTGAGCAGTCAGGGAGTCAATCTTAGATTGCAGCTCTCTTTCCTTAATAGCACAGAAACCATCATTCATAGCAATTGTCTGAGCAGCTATAGCATCAGTAATAGACTTTGTGTTTCTATCAGCTTGTGAGCCTAAAAGATTAGTTTGCTCAATAGTTTGAATTCTGGATTCATAACCTTGCTGAGTTGTGAGAAGTCTATTCTCGCAGCAACACTCACAAAGCTGTCTGCTAAGGGTAGCATTGCCACTTTGGATAGCATTCACAACCTGCAGAGAGGACATGCCTACTTGAGAGCCAAGAGTAGCAAGACCAGTACTAATAGTGCCAAGAGCAGACTTCACTTCATTCACATCAGCATTGAGTGTTGTAGCAAGCAGTCTAACATCAGCATCAGTACCATTGATAGCATTCAAAATAAGGTCAGTGTTATTATTAGCAGTAGCCTGAGCACCAAGAGATGCAGCAGCCATTCCGCTATTACCACCAAAACCTCCGAAACCACCAAATCCATTATTACCAAATAAGAGACCGAGGATAAAACCAACTAAGCCTCCACCCCAAGCATTACCATTACCACCAAACAGGCCACCATTATTACCATAGGCAAGCCAAGCAGGTACTTGAGAATCATTACCAAAGACATAAGTTTTTGAATCTTCTGCCATAATTTTAATTACTTTAAATTGTTATACATCCGTGTTTTGTAAGCTTACGATACAAAGATAAGTAAAGTAATTCAGCAGAGACAACAATGCTAAAGCCCACCCTAGATTGCTCTAGAATGGGCTTTTTCTTAGAAAGATTTTTAATCAGTGAAAATCCGCAGCTATGTTGGCAAGATAATTAATTACAAAGTCTTTTGCATACTGATTCTGTGCACTACCCTCAATGAGAGATATTAGATATTTTAGCATTCTATTATTCTCTCTCAGCAATTTTAGCTCTTCACTTTCCATATGACTTTATATACTTATTCAAATCCTTCTTTTTCCAAATTAACTCTTTAAATCCAGCAAGCTTTTTACCATGAGGTAATTTACCATCTCGAACTAAATTATCAAAAGTTGCTCTACTAATGTTAAGATAAGTATAAGCCTGATACTTACTCATCGGCTCATCTTTCCTAGTATATTTCTTTAATATCTTAACTACCTCTAAAGCTTCATCTTCTGATATATTACTGTTACCACAGTCAATATCATCAATTATTCTCAGCAATTGTTCTTTTATTACATTTATCATGTTGATGTAGATATAAAATTAGAAATAGTGTAATTCCAGCAATTATTAGGTGTGTTAAGAATAAACATATATCAGATACTGGAATACCTATATGATAATTATAAATGAATAATAAATCACTAATAACTACATAATATAGAAACATTCTATGATAAGAGCAAAAGCCAAAACAGCAGCTTGCTAAATACAAAAGGCTAAAGATAATAATGATGTACATCCTATATAGGAGAATATCATTAAATCTATGCCAAAATAGGAAAGTGTTGTATTTAAGAGTGATACCAATACAAGTAACATCGGTATCACTCTTAACACACCTATTGTTAATTTATAAACTCTTTTTGTTGTAACTTCACCACGACCAAATCTCCTTCTGTCTTAGTTACCCAGGAGTGTGCACAAGAGGTTTAGGTCTGTCTGTGGTTTTAGACTTTGATTTATCGTTAAATGCCGTTGCTCAAATTATTACTTTACGCAGTCTAAGATGCCGATGTAGTATCTGTGATGTTAATAGTTACCTTAGATAAAGTTTTCCCAGATGTAGGAGTAACTTCCACTGTATCACCACTATCCACATTAGCCAAGTCAATAGTTACAGTCTTCGTCTCAGTGGCTACTGGTGTAGAGGCAACTGTTTCAAGAATGAGGTCTGCCCTTCTCTTCTTAAGAGCAATAATGGTAGAGCCATCAGCAGAGAGTTCTGCAAAGTATTCACCCGGTTTTACATAATTGGCATCACCAATTTCAACATCGAATTTAATTCTTTTTCTCATAGTATCTCTTATTTAATTATTTCTTTTAAGTCTTCAAAACTATTTGCATTTTCACCTCTTTGAATAGCACTTGCCAAAACAAAGTTAGTAAGTGTAATAATTTGTTTTCTATTCTCAGAAAGCTCCTGTTTCAAACTTTCAACCTCTTCCTTCAATTCTCCATTCTGTTCTTTAAGGTCAGAAATCATATCTTCATACATCTTTTTGTATGCTTCTATAGCTGCATCAAAGTTCTGCACTCTAGTACCTTCTACTTCAGCATTATATTTTTTTCGACCAAAAAGCCAACCAAAAAAGGTGCCCGCAAAAGCCGTTGCTAGGTATCCTACTATTTCCCAAACATGTTCCATTTTATTTACTTGATGTAGGTTTCTTATTTATTTGTTTTTCTTTTAATTTAGCATCTGTAGCAGCTTTTGACTTATCAAAGGAGAGTCTTTCTTTATCAAGTTGAAGTCTAGCATCAAATTCCCTCATCTGCTCCATTAATTTGTCTTTAGCTTCTTGAGAGTAAATAGGCTCTTCTATACCATCATTCATATTAGCATTTGCTGATATAGTTGCTACCAGAATCTTAGTTTCATTATCTCTATTGTTCATCTGGTCTTTTAGCTGCATCTCAGCCTGCTGCATCTCTGCTTCTAATTGTGCTTGCTGTTGTTGTGCTTGAAGTTGTTCTTGCTGTGCTTGTTGTGCTCTTTCTCTCATATCTCTCTCATCTTTTTCAACAAATCTTTGCTTTTCAGCAATTGAGCTTGAACTATAAAGCTTCATAATAGTAGAGAATGAAAGTGTTTGAGTCTGAAGAGCAGCTTGTGCCAGCATATCTAATTTCTGATTAAGCTCTTGGGTAGAACCACTATTATCAACTACAAGACCATAATCACATTCAGCAAATTCATCACCATCTACATTAACTATCTGAAGTGAATAGTCAGGTAGCAGATAATTAAATTTCTTACTTCTGCCTTTAAGAGCAATCTTGGCAGTCTCTAAGAAGCATTCAAGTACTCTCCTTTTAAGGTCCTCATGCAAAGTAAACAACCATTCAGTAATATGTGAAGATTGTAAAGTGGCTCTCTCAACGCCTCCGACAGTTTCTCTATTAGCAATTTGTCCTTCTCTCTGTTTAGTAATACCTGCAACTTCAGACATTTCCAACTTAATGAATTCAAGCAGATTCATTTGTTGTTGTATTGAATTGCCCAATTCTGCATCTATTACTCCAGAAGAAGCGTTGTTCAAAGCACCTGCTAATTTACCCGTTGCGGCACCAATGTTACCTTCTTTAAATGAGTCAGTTACAGCAATACCATTGGTTTTAGCATAATACATCCATTTATCTATATCCCAGCCTTTAGGAACTTTCGCTAAATCAAGAGTAATAATTTTACCCCAGTTTTTAGCCATAAGTTTATTGAGTCTGTCATGAATAGCATCATACAAATAATTATACTGCTTCATCATGTCTACCAAAGAGAATGGTCTGTTATCATTTAAATTATATATTGAGCCTATAATTCCAAAGTGACACCTTGAAGGATTACTAAGTCTATTGTATTGAATGACTCTAGGTCTCATATTAACATAGACATCACTACCTATTTTAGTTCCTTCCCAAGCCTCATTTATCCAGAATATCTTTTCTTCTTCTCCAAGAGACTCATCACAAATGTAAGTTTCAGGATAAAAAGTATAGATTTCTTCTCCAGTCTCTGGGTCATAAGACTTAATTTCTTTAATCTTTCTTCTAGACTTCCAGAAAACTCTACAAACTCTTACATTTCCAGACATATCATAAGGCATGAGACTATCTACTTCATCTGAAGTAAACAGTAATTCTGGGTCAAAAGAGTAACTGTCACTGATAACATCACCAATCATATGGGTATTGATAAAACCTTTTCTTTCATCAATGTTATCCATAGAATCAGTATCACCAGCATCATTTGCAAACGGAATACTTTCTATATACTTTACATCTCTTGTAGTCAGTACATCATAATAGGTATCAATGATTTTGCCCGGAGACCAATAGTCTTCGAGTATAATCATATCAGCGTCTTCTATCTTATTTGAGTATCCAGATTTGAATACTCTAACTTTCAAGGGATTAAGTCTCTCAATAGTGGGTTCTCCTCCAATAATATCACATTGATAAATCTCCTCTGCAACAGCCATTGCATCCATAAAACCCTGATTGAAAAGATTAGGCATATTATACTCCTTCATATAATGTTGAAGTAAAGCATTGGCTCTAATCTCCCTCATATCTTGCCACTCATAAGTAAAGTAGTCTCCTAGCTTTTCAAGTTCTTGATTAAATTCTTCTTCTGATTCTGAGTGCTCAGCTATCAGTTGTTGAAGAGCAGCAAATACCTGTTGTTTCTTTTCGTTCTCTATTTCAGAGATTGCATTAGGATTTGTTACAATAACTCTAAAATCAAATACTCTCTTTGCCTCTTCACCTCTAAGAACATTTAACTTAGAGTTCATAATAGGATAATGTGCTATTTTATCAGGTATAAAATAAGCATCAAGACTCTCTGGATTAATAACTAACTGAAGGTCTTGCATATGCAAAATCCCATTCAATAAGTCGTAATTAATCTTTTTATGAAGCACAGATTTTCTTACAGGACTATATGTGATAGTAGCTTGGTCAGTTCCCCAATCAACACATGCTTTTCTCCACTTCTTTCCTTTGGAAGTAAATGATAATTGTTGAGGTGGAAATCCTCTATAAATATCTCTCATATAGACTCTTTTAAATTTGGTGCAAATGTAAAGAATATATTATAATATTCCAACAGAATAAATAAAAAATTAAGAGTGTTCTTAAAATTTGCTAAATTTACTGCTTCTTAGTCTTTAAATCATAATTTCTAGAGAAGAATTTATCATTCCCTAAATAACTAGCATCTGCTTTTTCTTCTCTGTCTGGGGACATGTCTCCTTGATAAACAATAATTTTCTCTTGCCTATATAGCATTACCATACCCATAGCTCTAATACGGTCCACATTTAATTCTGGAGTATAAGCAATAAGTTCTTCTAAAAAGGCTCTACTCTTTATATTATATAAATTAGGTATACTGCGTTCCTCGAACTGTCCATTTTCATTCTTGTATTGAACAGTAACTGGCTTCAATAGCCAATCTCTCAAAAGTCCATTAGCATAATCATTAATTGCTGCAGATGCATTTACACCATATTTACTACTTCCAAAAGGATTGTATTTAACTAATTGCTTTTCCCTAAGGTATTCTGGAGTTTCTGCCAAATAATGTGTACAATTCATTTTAGCAAAGTAAGCAAATATACCTTTCTTATTAGATTCAAATAAACATTTGGCGTTATAAAATATACACAGCTTCCTTACAATTTCAAAGTTATCATCTGCAAATGCTTGTCTACCAGTGTACTCTGCCACTATTTGGTCTGTAAATAAATCAAATACAAATGTAGAGCTTAATGATGAAGACTCTGCTTGGTCATTATCTACAGGGTCATGTCCTATAATATACCTTCCACTAAACACTTCTCCATTTCTATTCTTTTCTGGCATTTGGAAAATTTCAAGAGCTCCTCTTGTAGAGTTATCTACTCCATACTTATGTATAGGAGTGTCTGCAGTAGGTCTAAATATAATTTCTCCATCTTTTTGCACCAGTTCTCCAACATACACATCATTAAAAGCATTCGGATTTTGGTCTAACTGAAACAAAGCTTCAGTCAGAGCACTTACTGGAAAGTATGCAGCTTTAACCTTAATAATAGCTTCTGCAGGAGTTATTGGGTCTTCTGCTATAACTCTTAAAACTGATTGTGGGTCTGCTGAGTACTTAGCCTTATAACGTGCGAGCAAAATCTCTAAAAGAGCCTTAATAACATCAGATACCCCATCTTTGTTGTAGCATCCTGACCTATTTATATAAGAAGGAAAGAAAAATCCGAAGTTTGCTTTGCCTTGACCTTTCTTGTCAAATACATTCTTAATTGAATAAATATTATATCCCTCTGGGTTATACAAAAGAGTCTTTGCAGATGTAAAATCAGATTCATCTTCTGCAGCAGTACCTACAAGATACATAGTAGCAAAAGCATAATTACCATCTTCTACACCCTTTCTTGTTGTGTCATAAAGAGCCAAAAGACCTTTAAAAGAACCCATCTCTTCAAAGAGTACCCAACCTCTCTTACCTCTAAGCTTGTCTGGATTATCTTTTGCTGACACCCCAAGTACTTGATTTAGAGAACCTGCTTCAACACCCAAGTCATTGATGTAACCCATTTGCCAAGACATCTCATTAGGTGACCTCTTAAGCATCAAGTGTGGGAATGGGGTGTGAGTAAATATAAATCCTAAAGCAGGTTTAAACTTTGAGAAGGTACCATCCTTATCATCCTTTAGATATTCTTTTTCATAAGCTGTTAGAACTGTGGTTCTTCTTCTATGAGTATCTGGGTCTGGGTCTGCTTCACCTAATATGAGATTATGAGTCATAATAGATGAAAGTGAATATGATTTAGCACATTGTCTTCTAGCTAACTCAATAGCATGCTGTCCTTCAAGTTTAGCTTGCTGAAGGTAATGGAATCTCCAATAAATACCTTCAAAGAAGAATGGGAACGATTCAATACGATTTGCTCTTTTTGAACCCTTTACAATCATATTGACAAGCATAGGATTATAATTGAGAAACCAGTAACATAATCCAGTAATCCATTCACCATCACTCTCTCTTACATACCCCTCATAACATCTTCTCTTCTCTTCAGCCCAAAACTTCCTATATTCTGAGTGAGGATTACTATTTGGTCTTAATAGAGTATAACAACCGTGCTTCATAAAATGAATTGCTGGTTGTCTAAAGTAATCAGAGTCTTCTATAATATGAGGATGTGCTAAATCTACAATTACTTTACCTTCACTGTCATGAGGACAGTCCTTAGCATATGGCCTATTAGGAGAAATCAGCCATTTGATAAAATCAACATTATTGATAAAATCAAATAGCTGTTCTACCACCTCTTCAGGATATTGTGAAAGCAACTCCTCTGTAATAGGAGTTTGATATTCATTAGTGGCTATACTATCATAAGTCATCTTCAAACATAGCTTTTTCTATTGAACCTCTAACTTTGTCTTGCCCTATAACCTCCTTAGCAATAGTCCTTTCTGCTTCATCTAATGAAGTAATTAGCTCTGGAATCTGCTTAATAGTAGCAGTATAGGTGTTTAAAGTATAAATTGGTTTGCCTTTATCATCCGTAGCACTAAGGTCAATTGTTTTAATAAATTCCCTAAGTTTGGTAATAGCAACTCGTATATCTTCAAGAAGAAGAGCAGATTCTGTTTTAAAACTAGCATAGAATACTTGTGCGTCTTGTACTACCTTATCGGGCTTCCAAGATTCTTTTAATCCTTCTCCTAATTTAACTTGTTTACTTCTCTCTTCTCTATCTATATATACTTGATAATCGGAACGAGTGTCTTCCATAAAATAAATGTAAGCAAGTTCTGCAAGAGCCTGCTCTTTATTTTTAGATTTGTCTCTCTTCCAAATTTTTTTAAAAGGCTCAAGCATATAAGCCTCTTCAGATATTGTTAGGTTATATCCCTGACACTTAAAAAGTTTCATATTTTTCAAAAGCTGGTAAGTTAGTAAAAATTCCCTCAAGTAAATCAGTGAAGAATTTTTCATTTAAAAAATCTTCTGCTCCTTCAGGACATCTATCAATAAGTTGTTGTGTATAAACCAGGTGATTTCTACCTGGAAGATGATAAAAAATTTCTACTTTATATTTTTTATAAGCATTCAACTTTGTAGGTTCCGTACTTTCTTTTCCAATAAACCACCCTGTGGCATTAGGGAATTTCTTTGAGTAGTAGTGATTTAATGCAGTTATAATAGTTCTTAATTTCATAACTTATAAAACTAAAGCCCAGTATTTAGCTGGGCTTTTAATTAATCGTGGTCTTCAACTATAAATTCAACATCTGCTTCATCCAGCAATAAATAATCTTTGCCATCAATACTCACTACATTGAAATTATACTTAGTTACAGCATTCTCCAAAATGTCATTCTTAATAGAATTATTTGAGTATCTTCTAACAGCATATCTATCAGGGTTAATGCATACAATGTCTCCTACCTTTAAATCTCTTACTGTGGTTCCTACAGCTACAACAGTCTGGTATTCCTTTATACCCTGCTTTAATTTACCTACATCAATAATTCCTCCTTCTGTAGTAGTTTGGTCTTCTACATACATATCCATTGTAGTTACTATTCTAGTATACAATGGCTTAATCTTCTTTATCACCATATTCTTCTTTTAGTTTTTTAATATATTTCTGACGCTCCTTCATTCCTAAATACCTCTCATAAGTGCAATGTAATTTTCCTAATGCAGGTATATTAAAGTTAGTTTTTAATTCATTAAATTCTTCTTCACTCAATTCTTCCTTTAAGGGGAGGTCTACTATAGCCTCTCTTATAAAGGTAAAGAATGATTTATATGCGGCATCTACAACTTCTTCTGGAACATTAAGCTCTTTTGAGAGTCTTTCTACAATATTAGGATACTTCATCTTTTATTTGAAAAAAGAGCAATAACTGAAAAGTGCCATTCTCTTCTTTAATGTTTGGAATAAACTTAGGGCTAATATTACCATTGACTATTATCTTACTTTTTCTTAGCTTACCCATAATTACTTGAAAATGAGCAGGAGATACTCCACACTCTTCTCTAATTTCAGCTTTAGTGTCTTCATTCATAAGATACTTATCAAGCATTACTGGGTCTAATATACTTTTGCTAAGTTCATGTCTCTTTCTTAAGAAAGCTGTTATAATGTCTATTTCCCTTTCTGTAAGGTGGTGTAATGGCTCTAAGAATTCTACCCAATATCTAAAGAAGTCATTTAAAGTTGTGGAGATGCCAATAACATTATTTGGTCTCCTAGCATCCATATTAGTCTTCCTTTTTAGTTTCTTCCTCTGTCTTCTCAGGAATTGTCATAGCATCCATAATCTCCTTTACGCACTTAGTGCTAAATTCCTGAGGGAACTGATTTGAGTTTTCAACTACTGCAAATAGGTAATCAAGTCTTTTAAAAAGATTAGTCATCTCAGCTTCCTGAAGCTTCTGATAAAGAGTTCTTGACTGCTCACTCAACTGATGACATACATTCTCAAGCTGCTCATAAGTCAACTTTTCTCTTGTAGGCTGTTCAGCCTTCTTCATTTCAACTTCTTTCTTTTCCATAATTATAATTAAAATTCTTTTCCAAATCTGGTTTTATATAATTCTCTCCAAGTAAAAATGTCTGTGGTATCTATATCAGTACTTCCACAGTTATCACAATAGTCTACATAAGAATCTAAGCTCTTAACTTTTAGAGATAAACAATGTGTGCAGTAAAATACTGGCTCTTTATTATACTCTTCTGCCGTGATATCTTTCTTTAAACAAGTATCCTCCATAAAGTCTCTTCTTTAATTCATTCATAGTCCTACTGTGATGCCCCTTGCGTTTGCAAGTATTCTTTCTATTATGAAAGTGTCTTCTAGGAACTATTTCTCCATAATTAGTTATATTTCCTCTTCTAAAGGCCCTTCCTACAGATTTGAATCTTCTCACACAATCAAATCTAATTAAATTTAATTTATTATGTAATTCATTCTGAAACTCTTCTTCATTCATTACATGTGGGTTCTTCTCCTGCTCTTCCATATTATCTATAATAAATTAGCATTATTTCTCCTTTTAATAGAATAATAGTGACAATGTCTTCCCTAGGTATCTCATTGTTATTCACAAACTTAACCAATTCTCTTGTGTTTTTAAAAGGCTCACTATGTATAAATTTCTCCATATTAATGTATTTTCTTATTTATATCTGAATGGAAATTAAATCCTATATTAACATCTTGATGGACCTCCTCTTTTTCTTTAGTATCAAATTCTATGTCCAAAAGAGAAGAAAACATACTCCACTTTTCTTTTAGTGCTTGGAGTTGTTTTTCTTTATTTGTAGCCTCCATTCTTAGTGAGGATATCTCATCATCAAGTGCTTTAATTCTATTAAAGAGGTTAATTACTTCTTCTTCGGCCTGCTCATTCATAAGCTCCGGAACTTTAAAATTAACTCTTTTAATCTTTGTATAATCAGTGTAAATCATATGTACCCCCTATAGGACTCGAACCTATGACCCACAGATTAGAAATCTGTTGCTCTATCCAGCTGAGCTAAGAGGGCAAAATGACACTTTCTTTAGCCAGTGTAGTGCGAAAACTGGGTTTAACAATTATGTAAACAGAATGAATGCTCTGTGTTGAGCCCCTTGTCAGAATCGAACTAACATCTATTGATTACAAATCAATTATAATAGCCATTATACTAAAAGGGCTTAATCCAAGATTTTTTAGAGAGAACCTTGGCGGAAACTCTTGTAAGTCAGCTCTTACACATTCACCTCGTCAGGCTTGCTAAGCTGTTAAATAGTCAATGTGAACTCTTCGATTGAATCTCCACATTGCTCACAGTGCCCTATATAATCGTACTCACCAAATTCTTCTGCAAGGTCATAAATAAACTCCTGTAGATTTTCTGGCTTATAGAGCCCTCTGAGTTTTGAATCTCCTAATAAATAATCCAAGATTTCACTCTTCTTTTCATCAGTGAAGTCAAAAATCCTCTCATCATCTACTGTCAGTGCATCACAAGTGCACCCCCTTGTCATCTGTATTTTCATAGTTGAAGTGTAAGGACTCGAACCTTAAATGAGAGAACCAAAATCTCTAGTGTTACCATTACACCACACTTCAATATAAGGGATTAAATCCCTTATTCTGTAGCAGTCTTAGTCTTTTTTGTCGTAGACTTCTTAGTTTTTTCTGTTGCAACTGCCTTTGTAGCTACCTCAGTACTCTTAGCTTCAGCCTGAAGTGAAGAGAGCTGAGACCTAAGTTTCTTAATAGTAGCATTCAGACTCTGAATTTCATCAGCAGACTTAACAGCAGACTCATTGGTCAGAAGCTTATTGTAGAAAAAGCCACAACCAAAGCCAGCACAAACTTCTAAGAAGGCTACCAGAGTTGCAACTACAGGAACCTCACTTACCCAGATTGCACCAGCAAAAAACGCAATAACTGCACTTAAAATAATAACAACTTTCTTATTCATACTCTTCTTTTTAAACTGCTGCAAAGATAAGTAAAAAAAGTGAGATTTCCAAAAAAATCTCACTTTTATATTAAAAATCTGTTTGTAAACTCTTCTTTTTTCTCTTTACTCTTCCTGGGATTTGTCCTACATAGGGTTCAATTCTGGTTGAATCTCTAATTATTCTATTATCTTCATCATAAACATTACGAATATTTCCAACAGTAGTTTCTCCCAATTGAACAGGTCCTAAATTAGCATTTGGGTCGTAATCTGTATTATATAGTTTCCCATTAAACTCAAACATTTGTCTTCCTGCTTTTCTTGCTCTATCATAAGCTTCACTGAAAGTAACTACATCTGAGAATGGGATATTCTCAACATAATCATACTCACTTGAAGTGCTTGCATTCCAGTCTGAGGATGCTCCAGAGCCTCCAAAGCTTCCTCCTTCAAACCCCCTAAATGAAGAAGAGGTATCTCTTAGCTGATTAATTCTAGTTTGAAAATTTCTATTAATTAAATCTCTAGGGTCTTCTGCATTTTGAATGTTATTTAATAAATTTTCAAATGGTCCCCCACCATCAAATCTTCTACTAATACGTCCTCCACAAGCATATGTATTATATACTTCTTGTATATCTCTTAAATCATTAATGCCAGACCTCACTGCTAAATTCATCATTCTGGCTTTATCAGAAAGTGTTAAATCATTCCATGCCATAACAAAAAGCTAGAAGAATTATATATTCTCCTTATAAATTTAATGGTGTTTAAAGTATTATATATAAAGAGACCTGCTGAAATACCCATATTAATCAGCCGGGTTGCTATGTTTCAAGCATTAAGTATAGTCCTTTGAGGCGTTTATATATTATTAGTTCTTCTCTTTGTTATCTCTAGCTCCAATTACCTCTGCCCTATAGTAGGTATCCTTTACTTTCCCTAATTGGCTTGGAGACCCAAAGTCCTATACTTAACTCAAATATGTGCCACAAAGATATGTAAAATTTATGACAATTCCAAATAATCTTAATAAAAAATTAAGGGTATCTAGAAAGACACCCTTAAAGTTCAATTAGTGAGAACAATTAATAAATGGCACAGTTGACTTGTTTAAATTTTGCTTTCCTCTAAATATTGCCCCACAGCTCTTGCATCTGTACAACTCGTATTTTCCTGAAGGAGTATAAAAAAATCTATTTAACTTTACTAGGTCTTCAGAGCTGCATTTCACACACCTTAATTTATCTTCAAAATAATTTGAAAGATTAGGGTGTCCCTTCATCCAAGGCAATAATTGGCAGTATATTTCCTCTAATACTACTACATCCTGCTTATTATATTTAAGCATATCTTCAAGAGACTTTTTGTCTCCCATCATACAGCCTTTCCATAAATTAAAGTCAGTTTTAATTTTATTCTGAAGTCCTAATTGAGTAGCAATATGGTCCATTTTATTAGAACTAAATCTAAATACAGATTTGGCTGTTTCATATGGGTCTACAATATAAACAGGTACATAAGGAGGAAATCCATACACTAAGAATCTTTGATTCATATAAGGAATGTCGAAATTTCTACCATTATATGCAACAATTATATCTGCTTCATTAATGAGATTGTATAAAGATGTTACTATTCTCAAGTCATTTTCTTCTTGTGCTTCTTGACTAGTGAGGCATTCTCCCAACACTTCTTCACCATATAACCACTTTGCAGACCAACAAAGCATAAATGATTCTGATATTGTTTGTTCTAAAGAGACATTCTCTTTATATCTTTTCCATACAAATGCCTGCATTGGAGCAGTCTCTATATCAAATATTAATATTTTAGGAAACTTCTTTTCTTCCTTTTTAACTAATTCTTTAAGTTGAGCTATTGTATATTTCATACTAATTTAAATTTCAAATATGTTTTTACTCCAAAATAAACAACTGATAATATTGAGAATGCAAGTAACCACCAATATGTCTTAGGATACTTAGTTATTTCTTTAGTTACTTCTACTGGATATGGAATTTCTTTTACTTGTATACTATCTTTATATAGTATCTTTTCTTTCCATTTAATGGTGGTTTCTAATGACACATCTTTATTCTCAATTGAGCCTCTTAGAACATTCATGGAAGTGTCTAAATAAGCCTCAGCTTTAGCATAAGATGTCTCTAGATTAAGAGTATCTAAAGGCTTAGTTATGTCAACATATCTTTCCTTAGTAAGGTAATATATTATAGTAGAATCATGCCAAGCTATAGAATCTATATAATGTATTATTGTATACTCTGTTTCTGGAGGAACATTGTGTGTAACTCCACAAGCAGTTAAAAGTAAAAGTGGAATTAATGCAAGCTTTTTCATCCTATCTTAAATATTTGGTTTCTCTGATTTCCTATAGAATTCTTTAGTCCCACATGACACCATCTATTATATTCATTAATACATTGGTCAAATGGTAAATTATGAGTTCTTAAGTAATTCTGAATGAATTTAATAAATTTAGCTCTTTGTCCATTGCCAGGAATCAAATCAGCAGCATATCCAGTCATATGAGCACTAGTTTTAGAGCCACCAACCTTCTCATTTAAAATTTTACACCTATAACCTGAGGTTACAATTATGGGCCCACCCCAAGCTTCCCTTAAAGGATTTAAGAGTTTATTTATCAATTCCATTAAGTGTACCTTTATCTCTAAAGTTGGAGTATTATCAATATTAAATTTTTTAGCAGTGTCTGAGACAACCAGCTCATTAATAGTAAAATAATTTTTCATGTGACAAATATAGAAATAAAACCTGAGAAAAACAAGGAAAGTTTCTAATTTCTTTAGGTGCAGAGTATTAAATTTTTTAAATTTTTTTTAAAATTTTTTTGAGAATTTATTATATTGGGGAGAGGGAGGTATAGTATACAGCGGCCCCACCCACCATCCCTTTTGGGGGCTCTGCCCCCTCCACTTCAGTCTAAGTCGTTCTCTTCCTAGACGTTGGTATGAGTAAGATTGTAGATTCTTGCTCGCTGTTGACATTCGCAGCGGGCAAGCGTATGCAAGTCGGTGCATTCGTTAATAAAGAATCCGGCGACTCCTTTAAGTCCTGCATCTTCACTGATGCGAATAACAACAAAACCTTCGTGGCGTTCTCCTCCAAATTGGGAGAGTTGTCACCTCGGGAAATTGCTGCCATGAAGCATGACCTTCAAGTGGTCACCTTCGATACAGGCGGCCATATGCTCTGCAAGAGTGGGAGCACTTGGGAGGATGTGGAGCTTTAGGCTCTACATTCTCTCTTTTTTTCAGCCTAAATTAATCACTTCCTATACTTTGAGATACATATAATTATATGAAGAAGTTTATTATTTGGGTAATGTGCATTATCCTTGCAAGTATTGTGGGATGCAATACTGCTAAAGCACAAGAGTCTAAAGTCCAGAAGGAAGGTAAAGTATTTATTCAGAAGAGCTCTCGTGGGTCTTCTGCTGATAAAGATGTGCCTACTCCTTATACTTGGAGAGATTCCAAGGGTAATGAATACCCTATAATACTCCATCAGTATACTAAGGGTGACAAAGTGGGTCAATGGACTTGCTATGTAATCAAAGTCTCTGCAAAGACAAATAAGGAATATAAATATTATATTCCTGATGGTGTGGAAATTGCTGAGCAGATAAAGAAGGAGATGAAGTAATTCATCTCCTTTTATAATTCCATAAGGTCTCCGACAGTCCCTGTGTATAGAAGAGGTGATTCCCCACAAACTGTTGTGTGTAGCTAAGTTACTGGAAAATGCGTGAAGGGTATAGCCTTATTCAGAGGGAGCTCATCGGCCTTCTCAATAGATGGTTACCTGCACAGATAATTAGCTCAGAGACCTTCAATATTAACTATGCTAAAGAGGATATAATGCAGCTTTACCACTTTAACTAAGTGGTTTCCTCAAATATAATACTCGTGGGAAGTAATGATAAGACCGTAAGGACCCTATGAGAAGAGTATTATATTTTCTCTCTTCTGGACTAATATAAACAAATATAGATATGACACAACTAGATGACGAATTATGAGTATGATTAAATACTCACTTCTGTTAGATTCAGCCTAAATCAGTCACTACCTATATTTTGGAAGAGTTAATACTCTTTTGTTGTTTTAGAAATCTATGGGGGTTGACAGTCCTTGTAGATTATTGTTAATATTGCTGTCTGGGCTAGTCTAGTCCATAAAGTAGACTCATCAGCTTAAAGGGCTTGGTTAATACCGTGGCAACTTACAACGTTGGTATTCGTAATTCTTGGTCTCTTCTTGCTTTTGCAAGGATGAAAGGCAAGATGCAGGTTGGCAACTTTGTCAACAAGGAGACTGGAGATTCCTTCAAGTCTTGTATCTTCACAGACTCTGAGGGTAATCGTAGTTTCGTAGCTTTCTCCAGCAATCTGGGTGAACTCACTCCTGGGCAGATTGCTGCTCTCAAGGACAAGCTTCAGGTTGTGGAGCTTGAGTCTGGAAACTACTCTCTGTGCAAGCAGGGCGAGAATACTTGGGAGGATGTTGCACTCTGGTAGTGCAATTTCCTTTCTAAAGGTCTGACTCATAGATATAGCAAGAATTGCTGGTTTACTCATACCCCAGCCTTCTTGCTATACTATCTTACTCTCAAATTTTGCTAAAATAGTAATTTTATAACTAAATATTCTGCCCATATGGATAAGATATTTATTTTGTACAACGGGAGTCTAATGACTCTTGAAGAGTACAAAAAGATGATTGCTGAAAAACAGTAGTCATCAAAAACAAATCCTGATAAAAGTTTATCTGCTAATAGACTATAAACAGGTAAGATTATAGCAGTAATCGGAGTATAGTCCTTTCGCTCGAAGGAATAATGGGTGTAAGAGAAGAGATTTTCTTACACCCTCAAATTTTATTTTATATGGATAAAATAGACATAGCAATCAAGCTTTCAGATAAGCTTGGTTGGGGAGATATGCCAGTGCATATAGCCCTCCCCGCAATAGATGAGATATTAGCAATATCTCAACTTCCTTTAGGTAGTCTTCTGGCTCTTGAAGACTATGAAATCTTTGGATTCCTTGCAGGTATAGATGTAGCACAGGATGAATATGTATCATTCATTTCTCTTAGAGGAGAAATTGAAGAATATATGCGTAATGGTGTACCTCACATTGAGGCAATAAATGAATGGTGGAAATGATTAAAACAAACATTCAAACTCCAAAATTCGTAAATGTCAAACTTTACAATGACATATATGTTCTCTCAATATCTTTACACATAAACTCAGATACTTCTGCGTTTATTGAGAGTACAAACGGAATTTACCCTATTAATTATAGGGGTAAATTGTATGTTCATTGGGAAGAGTGCTACAAATACGAAACTCCTTTTGAAGTAGCTTTCATCCAAGCTAGAACAATACTTGATGAGATGATGATTCTCATAAGAAAAGCAAAAATTAGTGTATTAGAACACGAAATTCTTGCAATCTCACATAAGAGTGTCTACTAAATAAGTAGACATTCTTATTTACTTATTAATAACTCAAATAATAAATAGAAATGAAAATAGATACATATCTTGTCATTCAGGGATATAATAATCCTAGAATAAACCCTGTAGTTGTTTTCCAAACAACTATTGCAGAAGATGCAATAACTTATGCAAACATATGTCAAAGAGCTGATTCATCTGTGGTATATGGAGTTGCAAAGATTTCTTATGTAGTAGAGAAATGAATACTGAAATAAAAATCCTCCTAACCATTAATTTGGAAGGAGGTCTCCTCATTTATGGGGAGAGAGAGGTAAAGAAGTATTTTCTTACCAAGAAGGATTTGTTTCCAAAGACCTATAAGGGCAATGGAAACAAAATCATCAAATCGGGTAAGTATGTATATACACATACAAAGCCCAACTCTGTAAAGCAAACAATCAAACTTTGCAGAGATGCATATGACTATATGATTAGTCCTGTAATGCCAGCATGGTATCACAATCCAAAAGAGTGGAAGAAAATGTCTGAAACTCAAAGACTAGAAATGAACTTAGCAAGAACTGCTAAGCATTTCGGTGGTATATCATTTACATATCAGATTGTAGATGATTAGGGACTTAATTAACGCTCTAGCCTTAAAAATAGTAAGGCTAGAGCATATAGTCTATTGCTACACATTCATAGAACTACCTCTACATAAACTCTATTACAGAAAGAGTAGAGAGTACTATGAAGACTATCAAAGAAGACATCATCCAGAGTGGTATACTGATAATATACTATAATATTTAGAATAAGTGCAGGTACTTAATCTAAATGATGCTGTCATGTTCTGTTCTTTTGTTTTTGTGTGTTTTACTTGCACTTATTCTTTAAATTAAAACAGTATGAATCTGGACGAAATATTCAATTTAAAACTCACTGAGAATGGTGATATAGCATTCTCAAAAGTCTCTAATAACCCTCTTCTTAATATTCTGTTTCTCACAGAATATTATAGTAAACACAGAGAAGAGGCCCCTCAATTAGAGGATAATGACCTTAATAGGTTATTCTCTATGTTTATTAGAGACCCTAGATATGGGTTAGGTCGTAGAGACTTAGGTAGAAAACTTATGTCAGATACTCATTGCACTATTGAACAAATAGTAAAAGCAGGAAGAGTAGATGATATATTCTACTGCAATATTCCATTAGTTGAAGAACTCAAGTGGTGTAAGGAGCAAATCCTTGCAGGTAATGAGTTAGTCAAGAAATGGATGCCTAGATATTCTAGTAAGAACTTGCAAATGGCAAGATTAATTGCTAAAGCATGGGGCATGAATAAACAGCAGTATGGGCACTTTATCAAGTGTAATACCACTGAAAACAAACTCTCTCGTCATAATTATGATGAGATAGAGTTTGAGCATGTTCCATCATTAGCAATGGTTAAATATGCCAAAGCATTTGCATCAAAACCTGAAACATCTAAGAGATATCAAGAATATCTTGAGGATGTACGCAGTGGCAAAAAAGACCTCAAAGTCTCTACTACCACTGTCTATGATATCTACAAAAATAGGGATAAAATAGATGCTGACCTCTTCTTTGAAAAGATAGAGAAAATCAGTGGCTCTTGGATTCCTATTGTAGATAGTTCAGGCTCAATGCAAGATACTAATGATAGTTATGGCAAAGCTATGGCTATTGGGCATTATCTTGCCAAGTGTTCCTCTTATGCACCAAACAAGGTAATTTCTTTCTCGTCTAATCCTCAGTTGATTACCCTTGGGCAACCACAGCTTAGACACTGGTATTATGCTGAAAAGGAGAATACTAACAATTCTCAATACCAGAAAGAAATTGATTCTATGTTTACTGGAGATTGTACTAATACAAACTTCGGTGCAGTAATGGGTTTACTGTCTCTTCTGGATGATGTACCTCAGTACTTAATAGTATTGAGTGACATGGAGTTTGACCAGGGCTCTTATTCTAGCAAGAAGGAGACTATGCAGCTCTTTAAATCCAAGGGATATAAAACTAGAATTGTCTGGTGGAATCTTAATTCTAGAAATATCACTTGTCCAGAAATGGATGAAGATGGGAATATATTCCTTAGTGGATATAATCCCATGCTTCTGAAATTCCTAGAAGCAGGATTCAATGGGGAACAATTTCTGTATAAGCTTTTGCGTGAATACGCAAAGGCTATACAGGAATAGCTATATTACTAGTTGGTTATAAGTCTCTTATGGGAAACCTTTTCTCTATAACAACTAGTAACTATGGAAGTCAGTACAGCAAGATTATTACACATTAATAATAGTGCAAAAAGAGACTTATTTGACTTCTGATATTTGAAATGTATAATGGAAGACATTACAGCAAAATGAAGAGCATAATTGGTAAATATGATTTCTTTTTTGGTCTTCTGATACATATACAAGGCAGACATACAGCAACATTGTTTGGAATAATTTGCTAAATTATATACCCGTCTGCTGATTCTTTAATACATCTCATATTTCTCCATAGAAAATAAAAACTGTGGTTCTTTAAAAGATGTATTAGTATGGAAGTCATTACAGCAAAGTTATTTTAAGTACATAATAACGATAACAAAAGAAATATCTTTGACTTCTGAATATTATAAAGGGAAATTGGGTGTCTTGCCTATCTCTCTTTTTTTCTTAATATTTTGTAAATATAGTTGCCTCAGTGGTGGAATGGTAGACACGAGGGACTTAAAATCCCTTGGGCAGTAATGCCTGTGTGAGTTCGAGTCTCATCTGAGGTACAAATACTAAACAAAAATGAAGAATATAATATCAAAAATTGGTTATCTTAAAAGAATGGTTCAGTCAAATGAGTATTCTTTCAAGCGATTAAATGACATGCATAGTCAAATGATTTACTGGAAGAGTAATTATAACAAAGCAGTTACTCAGAAAGAAAGAGATTTCTGCAAAGAAATGGTAAGTATGTATCTTAAGAGATATATACACTATCTTTAAGAATAAATTAATTTATTTCACATAAATAAAATTATAGAGTTCTTGCAATTATCATAAATTTAGACTAATTTTGCCATGATACTTAAACCAAATTAGTATCAAACTAATTTATATATTTAACATTTAATGTATTATGGCTAAAATTAGGAAATTGTATGATGAGACCATTAAGCCAGATGGTAGTAAGCAAGTTATATATCCTATAACTTCAACAAGAGCTGTCTACACAACGTCAAATGTAACAATGGATAGAATCCTAAATGAGGGTTACAGATTTGGAGGAGTTGTTCTTCCAACAGACACACCAACCATTACAGACCAGAGGGTCTTTTATGGTGCAAGTGTTCCTGGTGTTTACACCTCATTTGGCAACATTGCTGTAGATAGCGGTGAGGCCATTTTTATTTTATGGGATGGTGAACAGTGGACAAAAGGTTTGTTTGGAGGAGCAAGTTTTGGAACCTTAACAGGTTTTAAAGCACTTGAAACATTAGCACAACTTCCTCTTGAAGAAACTCAGTTTGGCTACCTTATTAATGAGCATCTTTATGTATGGGTAGGTGAGAATGGGGACACTCTTGATGGTTTCTATCAAGATTGTGGAGAACTCAGAGGCGCATCCGCCTATGAAGTGGCTGTAAGAAATGGTTACGAAGGTACGGAAGAAGAGTGGCTCAATGACCCCAATGGAGCAAAAGGAATCAGCGTTTCCGATTGGAATGTCGAACAGTCCACTGAAGACAGCGGAACGAGTGTGTTGACTATTACGCTGAGCAACGGGGAATCCACATCGGTTGACATAAAGAACGGAAAGGGAATCGTGTCAGTCGACCAGATTGCCACATCTGAATTCAGCGGCGGGACTAACAGATGCCGTGTCACTTACTCTGACGGAACCACAAGTGATTTCACTTTCCTCAACGGAGAGAGGGGAATCCAAGGCCCAACTGGTCCGCAGGGGCTGCAGGGCGCAGCCGGATTGACCGGGCCAAAAGGTGACAAGGGTGACAAAGGAGATTCCGGTGTCTCTCTCGGGGATGTTGTGCTCACCACATCAATAGATGAGACTGAAACCGGGAAGGCTCTTGACGCTTCCGCTATCCAGAACTTCGTGCATTTCCTCTCCGGTGACGAGTCAGACGAAATCGAGGAGGTCCCGAGCAACTACTACAACCGTCAGCAGATTGACACCATCATCAACGACCAGCAAAGGCAGATTAACGACCAGAACCAGGAGATTGATGACTTCAAGGATGTCATTACTGATATAGTCGAGAACTACCCCAATGTCACCTATGAGAATGAGACAACATGGACCGGGAATAAGAATTTCAATTTGAATAACATCGGATTTCTTTCCGGGAACATAACTATTTCCGTGGCAAGTTCCGTATATATATATTTGCCGAAAGTGTCTACTTATTTTAACTCAGATTGTCATTATTACGTTATTGTGCCCAAGGCATCGGTATCGGATAACGCTCAAGTTTTACTTGGAAGTGCCGGTGCTACTAATTTCTTGTATAACGGAAGGGCTTTGTCATTAGGCACTGCTACGTCTGGAACAATTCTCCATTTCAATAAAGCCGTTCTATTAGAAGTTATCGGCCTAAAAGAGTCAGATACCTGGGTGATAAGCACCCCTAACGAAGCGGTTGAGTTGGTAAATAGTGGAGTTTCCAGTAATCGACCTTCAAATGATTTATTGTATGCAGGATTCACATTCTTCGACACTACCCTTGGTAAGATGATAGTTTGGGACGGCACTGCCTGGGTCAATATGGACGGCTCTCCACTCCTTGCCCACGCTGGGACAACCGCACAGAGACCCTCCGCATCTGATGCAGGGGTTGGATTCACCTACTTTGACACAGACCTCGGAAAGATGATTGTTTCCGATGGCACGGATTGGGTTAACATGGACGGCACGGCATTGAGTTGAATTTTTAGATAAATAATATTTATGGCAACAATAAAAACATTAAAAGACAAGGATGACGTAACTGTATATCCTCAGACAATATCAGATGCCGTCATGGACGGCCAGGGAGTTCCGCTGACTACGAGGTTGGAGGAAGTCAGTCAGTTAGTGCAAGATGTGAATGGAGGGGTTATAAGTTTCTCATCTCCAATAACCTCATCTCCGCAAAAAATCTCATTCGCAGAAATAAATGCAGGATATGACGATATTGTGCAAATTGAATTAGATTCCGATAAATCTAGTTCTTTTCACTTGTATCTACATAACGGAAGTAGTAATCTGGTAGAGGCGGTCATAACGTGGGATGACAATAGTCATGGTAGTTTCGTGATAAATAACAATACCGCTGTTTATGCGAATATTTATGGCGCATCAGGGCAAATGGTAACTTTGTCAGGACCTTACCAAAAAGGTGTTGTGGATGATATTGAATCCTTAAATGATAGTATCAACGAGCTTGATAAGACTGTAAATGGGTATACTAAAAAAGAGACAGTAGTATCCAACGATGAGAGTACTTTTTACTCTTTCAATTTTGCCGATTTGGGGCTAACTTATGGAGACACGGTTCATTTTTCTTTGAAAAAATCGCAGTCACAACAGATAGAAGGGTACCTGGCCAATGATGATGGTAATATTGTCATGGCTAATATGACAATGGAGGATGGAACAAATGGTACATTCGATATCACAAGAAGTTCTGCTACTAAAGTCAATATTCGTTACGTTTCAGCGAATAACGAGATAACCGTCTACGGTGAATATATTGAAGGGGTATCAGACAATGTTAGCGCACTTGAAACAGAGGTTACAAGGATTAGTGACATTGTTCTCCCAATTGAATTTTCAATTGACTGGTCAACAATAACGGTTGGAAGTTCTGCCAGAAAACTATATACTTATAATTTTATACCAGGCATCATATACAAAATAAACATTGATCCAATTCTGTCCAATACCATTTTCTTCGTTTTGAGAAGTAATAATGAAATTGTATCGACAGTCTATCAATATGTTGCCGGAGGTGTGAAATTTGTTGCCAATGAAGAGGCTGATACTCTTGATATCTTTTGCAACGTCCTTTACGAGGCTGCAGAGTATCAGGTCACGCTCTTCGATAATAATAGTTTGGAATATTTAAGGGGTGACGTAGAGAAGACGATTTTCGGAACTTCAATTGCTGCTTCGAAAAGTGAATACGATGAAATCATAAATCAACTTGACGAAACAACAGTCCCATCCGTTTCCATAGAACTTAGTCAAGCCACGCCACACATTATCGGTATATCATCACAGTCAGATTATGAAAATATAGGAGATGCAATATCGGAAGCCATCTCCGGGGGATATAAAAATATCAGAGTTGAGGTATCCAGCGGCGTATATTGTTATAGCTCGGACGATTTGTCTTCACCCGAACCTCTTATATCTCTTACTAACATCAATGACACTGATATAGATATAGAGATTTTTGGCAAGGGTGATGTTGAATTTGTTGGCTCGAATAAAATATATAGAAGGGATGATGGAGAACTCGTTGGGGGAGGTTATTATAGGCTCCCTCTAATCTCTACATCCGGTGGGGGTAACAACCTTTCGTTCAATCCCACAAAAAATTATTATGACAACGATGGACATATTCATACTTTGGTAAAGGATGCGGAGTATATGGACGGTCCTATCACTGTCGTGGATGCAGAGAATCGTCAGTTTAAATTTCCACTAAGGCATGATGACATGACCTCAGAAGAGTGTGCGGATATGTGGGTAATCACATCTCATGGGTGGATATTGAATAGATGGAAGGTTGACAGAATTGAAGACAACGAATTGTTCTTTTCTGGCACTGAACAATGTGATGACGTGATTAATAATTACCTTGCGCTTGACACAAGTAATAGCGGACGTTATCCGAGGTACAAACTGATAAATGAACCAGGTAATGGAAAGATATATGTCCGTAATGGTTACATTTATATTCCATCATCTATATCAACCTTGTATGAATGTGACAATATATGTTGGGCGAAGATTGACAATTGCTCTATAAATCACTTTGAAATTAATAACGTCACTTTTATAGGATGTGCTCTGCAGTATAATGAAACTTATTATTATGGCGCACCAAGGGCTGCTTGTTATGTGTTATATTCAAGAGAGAGTTCTTTTATGAATTTTCTTGAAATTTGCAATTGTCACTTTATCGGTGTAGGAAGGTCGTTGTTTTTTTCATCTTCCCAAAAAGCCTTCATCCATGACAACGTTTATAAAGATTGTTCTCCTAATTGTGTGCATACATATAGTATTGACAATGGCACTCTTTGTCAAAATGTGCATATCGCAAGGAACAAGTTCGTTAATTGTAATGCTATACATCGTGAGACTTTCACTCTGGAAATACTTTCTTCCGATTCCTTCATTTACGAAAATGAATTTGTGAATTGCCTCTCCTATTCGGTTTTGACTGGAACAGGATACAAGAAGGTTGCCCCTAATGACTGCGGAGGAATTATCGAAAAAAATCTGTTCTTGAACAATTCCGATGGGATTACGCAACAGCATAACAATATTCAAGATGGTGGGCAGGTGTATGTCAATACCAGAACAACGGGGCTAATTATCCGTGACAATGTATTCCTTACCCCAATCGGTGAATATTCCATAAATGGCATATATCTGGACTGGGGTTCGCAAAATGTCAAGATATACAGAAATCTAATTGCTGGGGTCAGTAGCGGAAGTGATGTGAGCGCAAGAGCAATAGACTCGTCCTACCCAATCGAAGTCGCCCCTTATGTCCCGGATTATTCGTCCCATAATCTTTTGATATACAACGTAATGACGGGAACTTATCGTTTTGAGGGTATTAGTGCTATTGACGGAGATAATTATAAAGGGATAAATGCTATATTGAGGATAAACAATGATTATAGTAATACACAGTTAGGCAATCAGTTTGTGGAGGATGATGTATTATATAAATATGTTGCTTGTGGTATAGACTCGATAGATTTGCCATATTCGCTCTTCAGAGCCTTTGATAATTTCGGATTATCGGCATTTGTGTTAAAACATATAAAGTATGTTAAATAATCCTCCACTTTAACGCATAACTGAGTGAGTTATTGACAAACCAATAGAAGAGGAGGTGGAAGATGCCTTCTCCAAGGAGTGCATCAACATTGCACTCCTTTTTCTTTCACTTTTTCAAAAAATAATTTGTTTATTCAAAAAATAGTGTTAACTTTGGGTAGAGAGGTGTAAGCCGTAGTCACGAGTTTCGTAGACTTCCACGGAAGATGACCCTCACAATCTGCATAAATAGTTGTGCTGTAAGATAAGAACGAGGGTTTTATGTAAACTGAAAAAAAAACACATAAAAATGAAAGCTAAAATAAAGACAGTCTTAGATAAAATGACAAAAGAACGACCAAAGCCACAAACTCCAAGAGCTGGATATAAAGCTAGTGGTAATAGATATTCACAAGGTGGAAAAGTTAGAAAAAAGTCTGTATAAACTAATGTTAGGAGTGCTAAAAGTAATACCAATGCTTTTAGCACTCTTTTCAGTTATAAATATGCTTCTTGATTTTGCAGGAATAGATAATTTTATTTTATCATTAATAGGAGGAATATCATTTCTGCCATTACTTTTTATATACATATCATCCTTTGTATTTAGATTTTGTATATATCATAGAATGTTCCTATATTATGTTGTAGTAAACAATATTATTACTTATATTGATTATTACATTGGAATACCAGTTGGTAATAAAACTCTTTTAATGATTCATCTTATAATAATAGGACTATTTTTATTTTTAATTTTATATTTTTATTATAAAAGAAATGATGTACTCATTAGATGAAGTAGGATTAATTCCTGCAGACATATCTTCAATTGAACATAGGGCAGATGTAAACCCTTTTATACAATCTCCTTTTGGAGGAGAGAAGCTACCTGTCTTCGTAGCACCAATGACCTGTATTCTTGACTCCTCTAATATCTGCACATTTTCACAGAGTATGTTTGAACCCATTATGCCAGTAAGGCCCGGATGGGACAGACTTATTCTTCCAAATGGTTCTAGATGGTTAGGGTGGCAAGCAGTTACTCTTGATGAATTTATTAATATGTTTGTGTCCTGCAATGCAAGAGAAGATATAAAACACTATATCCTTATTGATGTAGCTAATGGACATATGGAGAAACTTTTCAAAGTTGTCAAAGATGCTAAACAAGAGTATGGAGATAACTTAGTTGTAATGGTTGGTAATATTGCTAACCCAAATACTTACATAGAATGTTGCAAAGCAAGAGTTGATTATGTAAGAGTTGGTATTGGAGGTGGTTCTGGATGTACTACATCTGTGCAGACAGGCATCCATGCATCTATACCTTATATTCTCGAAGGCATTAAAGGTGCTAAAAATCTCATAAATAATTATGAAGTGTCTGCAGAGTTAGGCATGAAAATTTACTCTAATCCAGAGATTGCTAATATCAAAGGCTTTAGAACTAAAGTAGTTGCTGATGGTGGCATTAATACTATTGCCAAAGCAATTAAATGTTTGGCTCTTGGTGCTGACTATGTAATGATGGGTAAATGCTTTGCTGAATGTGAAGAAGGTACTATTGGCCCAATTAAATATATGGACCCAACAGGTAATAAATCATTTGTTGCTCATAACCTGTATTATGGTCAATCCTCAGAAAGAGGTCAAATTGACAGATTTGGTAAAGTAAAATCAAATCCTGAAGGAACTGATTGTTGGATACCTGTCACTACAAATTTAGTCACATTTACGACTCAATTTGAAGCGGCTTTAAGGTCTGCTATGTCATACTGTGGAGCTAAAACTTTGGATGAATTTATTGGTAAAGTACACTATGAATATATGTCAGCATCTGAATTTAGTGCGTATATGAAGTAGTAGTAAAGATTAAATTCAAATATTAGTTATCAGTAATTGACATAATTCACCACTCTTTATTGACTCCTAACCTTAGTTATTTATTTAAAATAAAAGTTATGGCAGCAATTGATAAATTATGGATTAAAGATTATTCAGAATTGGATGATCTAAGACGTTGGGCAGTAATATATTACCCAAAACTATTTATTTGGCTCAATACCGAATATAGTAGTGCTACATTTGACCAAGTTAAACAAGAGAAGGCTGTTTGTTTTAAACAGTCAATTGAGAAAACTTGGAAAAGAGTATCTTCAGATGGTACAATTAACTCTGCCATAGCTTTTTATATGGTTAATGGATGTCTTACAGAAGATGAAGCTTCAAAAGAAGCATATTCATTGTATTCTCAACATCTCACTACCATAGATAGTATTTATGAAGATACTGATATTTCTGTTATGAATACTCCTACAAGAATAGATAGGAAACTTAAATGGATATGTCCAGTACCATGTATTAGATTGTATTTACAAAGTCAGTGTGGAGTAAAAGAGCACTGGTACTATAAACTCTTTTGGAGAGGAAAGAAATATTTTAAATATTAAATTATGTTTGGAATTTTATGTAGTGCTGCAGTTATCCTATTTATACTATTCTGTATATTTGAACCATACTTTGATTATGTAGAAGGAAATAATGAAATTTGGGTAGTATTATGGTATACTAATATAAAGTATTTACTTGTATATCAGTGTACAAAAAGGGAGTATATTAAATTAATTAAGGTTAAGTAATAAAGAAAAATTAGAAAAGTTTAACAACATGACAGTAGGTAAATTAATAGAGGAATTAAAAAAGTATCCTCAGGATATGCCAATTGCTTGTTGTGGTGATATTTATTATCCACCTAGTGCTGAAAGTAATAGAATTTATATTTCAGAAGCATTATGGGTACATAATAATTATCCATATGATTTACCTGATTTTAAATATATAAATCTTGAATGATACAAGAAGATTACGTAAGTTTTGAAACTGCAAAACTCCTTAAAGAGAAAGGGTTTAATGAAGAATGTTATTGCTATTACAAGGTTCTTTGTGGACACTACATAATAGCACATTATAGTAATGCAATTACCAACTCTGATTTGAACGAATCATATGCTAAAATAGAATTTGGCACTGTGCCTACTGCTCAAATGGTTTTAAAGTGGTTAAGAGAGGTATATGGTATACTAATGGTTGTTGATTATGAGTATGAATTTACTGATAAATCTTATCACTATAAGATATATATACTCACAGAAAATGGTGCCCCGGTGAAACGTATATCTTATGTTGGAGACAATAATCCCCACGAACACATCGTTGAATATAGGGATTATGTGCTTAGTTATCATGATTACGCTACCTACGAAGAAGCATGTGAAGCAGGAATCAAATATTGTTTAGAAAACCTGATTTAATTATGATGCAACAACAATATGTTTCGTTTGAAACTGCAAAACTGTTAAAGGAAAAAGGATTCTATCAGGACTATTATTCATATCCAGTATATTGGATGAATGGCAAAAATCCTGTATTATCTTTTGAAGGAGATAATGATTTCCCTTATGAACAGAATGAGGTGTGTGCTCCTTCTCAAGCTGTAGCAAAGAGATGGTTGAGAGAAATACATAACCTATTTATAGATGTATATTATGATGCAGATATAAAGGGATACATGTACCATATAGATAAGCTTCCTAAAGGTGCTACTCTTAATGTGTCAGATTTAGCAGATGAAACTTACGAAGAAGCTTGTGAAGCGGCTATAAAATATTGTTTAGAAAATTTGATTGACTAAAGCTATGACACAAGAAGAAAAAGCAAAAGCATACGATAAGGCTATTGAGTATGCTAAAGACCTACTACAACATACAGATGAGAATTACGTTTGCAAGGATTATCACAAGAAAGACATGGAGTATCTTTTCAGAAATTTATTTCCCGAACTCAAAGAGAGCGAGGACGAGAGGATAAAGGGAAAAATCATTGACATTTTGAAGAAAAGTCCCGGATGTTGTTGGTACGGCCAAAAAGAAAAGGATGACTGCATTGCCTATCTCGAAAAACAGAAAGAGCAGAAAACCACAGAATGGAATATCCACAATGCAAAGAAGGGAGACATTCTAGCGTATGGGTCAATCGTTCTTATAGTTGATGAAATATCCTCATTTGAAGGGAGGCCAATCATAAAGTCGTGGTATTTCTGCGATTCAAAGCAGTTTTACGGACAGGGTACAAGTGTTCCCGATAGATTCGTTGCTTATGGTTTCCGTCCGGCAACGGAAGCGGAGATACTTTATCTGGCAAAGATGGCGGAAATAGCCGGATACCGATTGGACATAGAAAAGCGGGAAATCATCCCAATCGAGCAGAAGCCCGTAGAGTGGAGCGAGGAGGATAAAGATATGATTGATAAAGTAATTAGTTCACTTCAAGGATACTGTTGCACATTCGGTTCTGACCCCCAAGACCACAAAGCGTATGTTGAGAAGGAAATTGACTGGCTCAAATCCCTCCGTCCTCAGCCTCACAAAGAACTATCCATAGAGAAAGCAATCCAATGGTTTGATGATACTTTCTACTCCTGGGACCAGAGCAGTTCACGAGGACGTTATTGTGAAATCATTACAAATGACTTTGATTCGATGGAGGAAATGTATGATTCTTTCCGTAAGGCAGTCACGGGTTATTCTCAGCCTCATTGGAAGCCCAGCAAGAAGCAGATGAAAGCATTGAAATACGTTGCATATCATCTCATGCCAGACGAGAATTACCGGGAAGAGATGTTCTCTCTTTACGAAGAATTGGAGAAACTGATGTAAACCAATAGGGTTTGGTATAATTTTAAATGTTATATAATGAAGATAGAAAATAGAAAAAGAGAAGTATCAGATACTTTCTATATTGCAGTAGATGGGACAGAATTTGATTCAGAAAAGGAGTGTATAGAATATGAGAAAACTGCAAAATGCTGTATTATGTCCAGATTAAGAAATATGGCATCTAAAGTAGTTCCAGAGGATTATGTATTTGATATAGGTAATTGTGAAAATGAAGTTTATATTTGCACTCCTAAATCATCTAAAGATGTAGATTATATAAGACAGGTACTTGCACTTTATAACAACAATCATGATGCTGAAAGGGTATCAGATAATTCAATAAATCATGTTGTTCTTATAACAATTGCCTATGATTATGCTTGGTATACTACTTTGGACTCCATTATTGAGAACATAGTGGGTAAGGGTGCTAAAATAGTGTATAACAACTAATTTTAACTTAATTTAGATATGACAAGAGAAGAATTAAGAGATGCTGTAGTTAAAGCTCTTGAAGAAGGCAACAATAATATTGCTATTCAGGCAGCAACTGGAGTAGGAAAATCTAAGATAGCTATTGATTTGTGTTATGAAATATCAACAAAAAGGCTTGGGCCTTTGAAGGCTCTACTTGTTGTAGCAGAAAGAGCACACTTTGATAACTGGAATGCAGAGTTTATTAAATGGAACCAACCTTTTGGAAAGATTACTATCATATGCTATGCATCTTTGAAGAATTATAGAGACAGCAAGTGGGATGTAATTATATTTGATGAGGCTCACCATTTAAACTCTGAATTAAGATTAGACACATTTGATACTTTAGAGGCTACTTATAGAGTATTTCTATCAGCAACGCTTAAGGACTCTTTGTTGTCTAGATTAGAAATATCTTGTGGTCACATTATTAACATAAAGATGGGATTACAAGATGCTTTTAGTGCTAATGTATTACCAGAACCAAAGATTAAGTTAATATCTTTAACATTAGATAATACCACACCTTCAGAAACTATTATAGAAGAGTGGGGTAAAAAAGACAAAAGACTTACTGCAGAATGTACTTTTGCAGAAAGATGGAAATATCTTAGAGATAAAAAGAGAGTTCCTAATGGTAAATTAATAATTCATTGTACTCAAAAACAAAAGTATGATTATATAACTGAACAGTTTGAGTACTACAAGAAAAGATATATGTTTAGTAGAAATGAAATATTGAAGAATAAGTGGCTTCAATGTGGAAGTAAAAGAAAACAATATCTTGGATTATTAAAGACACCTATAGCCAAGTCTTTGTTAGAAAAAGTTAAAGATAAAAGGTTTATATGTTTCTGTACTAATATAGAACAGTCAGAAGCACTTGGCGGAAAGAATGCTATTCATTCAAAGAAGAAGAATCCTCTTGAGATTATTGAGAAGTTCAATAATAAAGAAACCAATAGTTTATTTGCTGTTGGAATGTTACAAGAAGGAATGAATCTTAATGATATTCAAGTTGGTATTATTATACAACTTGATGGAGAAGAAAGAGCATTCATTCAAAAGTTTGGTAGAGCCCTTAGAGCAGAATCTCCTGTACAATATATTATATATTATAAAGGTACAAGAGATGAAGAGTATTTAAAAACAGCAATAGAAAATATTGATGATAAATATATAACAGAAATACTGCTATGAATATAACAATTAATGATGCTGTTTTAGAAAAGCATAATCTTACTTTAGATGAATTTCTAGTATTATATTTATGTTCTAAAGAGGTTGATATAGAAGCTACTATAAAACATCTTATAGAAGTAGGCATTGTTGATAGAGATTTACATAATAAAGTAAGTGCAGTAGTAAGTAATAATACCAAGGAGTTAATAGCTTCAATAATTATTGATTCAGACAAAACTACTATTAACAAAGAAAGAGAATTTAATGACCTTGCAAAGAAAATGAGGGAGCTCTTTCCTGAAGGTAGAAAGGAAGGTACAACATATTATTGGAGAGACAGTATCCCTATTATTGCTAGAAAACTAAAGACTTTAGTAGCTAAGTTTGGAGTAAAGTTTACAGAAGAAGAGGCTCTTGAGGCAACTAGGAAGTATGTGGATTCATTTAATGGGGACTTCAGATATATGCAGCTACTAAAGTATTTTATTCTTAAAACAGATAAAACTACAGGAGATGTACGCTCCGATTTTCTTTCTCTAATACAAAATCCTGAAGAATCTGATTCTCTAAATGAAAATTGGTTAACTGAATTGCGATGACTTTAAGAGAAAGAGTAATGGAAACCTTGAAGAAAAGGAGACAGAATCTACTTGATGGTAACATTAATAGTATTCCGTCTCCTTTCAAAAGGTTTATGACAGATTTTATAGGGCTAGAGCAAAGTACATATTATGGCATTACTTCTTATACTAAAGGCGGAAAGACTCAATTTGTATTAAATCTCCTTTTTGAAGCTTTGATATTTGCATATGAGCATCAGGATATAATGAGATTAAGGATTTTTTATTTCAATCTAGAAGAGACTGATGAAAAGATACTAAATAGATTTCAAAGTTGGCTTCTTTATAGATTGGATAGAATAAGAATATCTCCTTCAAATCTAAGAAGTAGTAGAAATGATTCTCCAGTTCCTCAAGAAATTCTTGACAAACTAGAGTCTGAAAATTATGTAAAGTACATTGAATTCTTTGAAAATACTATAATATTTAGCCCAACATCTAATCCTACAGGAATCTTCTATGAATGTAAAAGATATGCAGAGGCTAATGGAACTACCTATAAGAAGACAGTCCCATTTAATCAAGAGGAAGTCTTTGATAGATACGAACCCAATGACCCATTTGAATATAGAGTAGTAGTAATAGACCACATTAGTCTTATTAGCCAAGAGAGAGGAATGTCTAAGAAAGAATCTATAGATAAACTAAGTGAGTACCTTGGAACTAATTTGAGAAATAGATATACATTTATTCCTATAGTTATTCAACAGCAATCAACTGAAAATGAAAGTAATGACAGTTTTAAGTTGAATAGGATTAGACCTTCTGGCGCAGGATTAAGTGATAGTAAGTATGTTCAGAGAGATGTTAATATATTAATGGGTCTATTTAGTCCATTTAAGTTTGGATTAAAAGAATATATGGGATATGATATTACAAAGTTTAAAGATAATATTAGATTCCTAGAAATGTGTGTTAACAGAGATGGAGAAATGGGAGGAATAGTGGCGTTATACTTTGATGGTGCTACTTGTACTTTTAAAGAACTTCCACCACCAGAAGATAAAGAGGGACTGGCAGAGATATATAAGTATATGGATTCTATCCGTCCTAAAGCAAATAAGATTTTCTTTAGATATATGATTAAATTTAAACGTTTATGGCAAATGTTGTAATGCTTTTAGGCAAAAGTGGTACTGGTAAATCTACTAGTATCAAAACTCTCAATCCTGAAGAGACTATTATTATTAATGTGTTAGGTAAGAAACTTCCATTTAAAGGAAGTAGCACTATCTATAACACAGAGAAAAAGAATCTTTTCAGAATCGAAGATTATCAGCAGATGATTAATCTTTTGCAGGCTTGTAATGGTCAACCTCATATAAAGAACATCATTCTAGATGATTGTATCTATATTATGAGGAAGGAGTATTTCAAGAGGGCTAAAGAAACTGGTTATGGTAAATATACAGAACTTGCCCAACATTTCCAGCAGATAATTTCTACTTGTGAACAGATGCGTGAAGATATTAATGTATTCTTGATTCTTCATAGTGAAGATGTTCAGAGTGACAAAACTACTGTTGGTTATAAAGTAAGTACAATCGGTCAATTGCTTGATAATCAGTATAATCCTATTGAGGTTGTACCTATGGTACTTTATTCAGCCATTAAATTTGATGACAAGGGTAAGCCTTCATATGGATTCTATACTCATGCAGCTATGGAAGGAGCAGTGCAGATTCCTGCAAAAACTCCTGATGAGATGTTTTCTGAAGATTTCATTCCTAATGACTTAGGTGCAGTAGTAAAAGCAATGAATGAATATTATGGCTGAGAAAGAAACCATTATAAATGATATAAATAAATTCATTCAAAGTAAAAAAGTTAATGACTTCATGATTCTATTTAATCATTTATGTGACCTTAGAGAACTTAGGGATAGAGCAAGTGTAATAGAATTAATTAGTAGCAATCCCATCCTACTAAGCTCTATTATTAACCCTACCTTAGTACTACTTGAACAGGAATATAAGATAAATAGAATTACTGATAAAAACAATATTCTTATTACAGTTTTTTAAACAATTATGGTATTAAACAGATTTCAGATGGCTGCGGTAAAGCGTACAGCACAGAACACCAAGAAATTGGTTACGCAGCGTGAGAAAGTTAATGCTCGTATGCGTGAACTCGCAGCCGAGTTGATTAGCATCAATGAGCAGATTGATGCTTGGGAAACTCCTATTAAGGTTATGACTGGTGGATATACTTCTGAGCAGTGCATTACTTTTGGAGGAAATCTTCCTGAAACAGAAGTTACAACAAGTGAATCTGTAGAGGTGGTAGAAACTTTATAAAATTTAATCATGGGTAATTATTCTTTTATGGCATTTTCAGCAGGTAAGGTTACCACAGAGAGTGGTGAATTTAAACGTTATATTGGGGTTGCTCCTGTATTTGTAGTAAGTACTAATCCTACTAAAGGAGAACTTGAGGCTATCTATAATAATACAATGGATAAAGACCCTGAGTATATAGGTACTCAGGAAGTCAATGGTACTCAGGTTCCCTATGCTCGTATAGATTTCATTGTCAAAACAGATGCTGAGAGGGCAAATGGTATTGAGATGACCTCTAGGGTTAGCTACTTCATTAGAAAGGAGTATCGTTTCAATAGGGATAAGTCCAAAGTACAGGTTATTGATAAGTATGGCCGTACTGCTTGGGTAACTAAGGAACAGGCTAATAATCATGAAATTCCTCAGTATGCTAATGGACCTGCTAATCTTGATAAAGATTATCGCCCTTGCTTTGTTGGAGAGGAGGACCTCACCAACTTCATTAAGACATATTTGAATATTCCTAATGTTCAGAAGTATGTTGATGGCAAGTGGATTCTTGTTGACAATCCTGCAGAGTGCGAAGCTAGGCTGGACGGTATTGATAAATTCTTCGCTGGTGACTTCAAGGAGCTTAAGGAAATTATGTCTTATCAGCCAAACAACAAAGTAAAGATTATGTTTGGTATACGTACATCTGATGATGGTAAGCAGTATCAAACTGCATATACTCAGATGGTCCTGCGTAATGGTGTGACAGATTTCAGTAAGCTTGATAAGGACCTTCAGGACCGTAAGTCAGCAGGAGCTTATTCTACAACTGAATTTGAGGCAGTGCCTCTTCACGAATATAATGTAGATGCTACTTCTGCAGATGATTTACCTGCAGAAACTGCAACCCCTACAGGTTGGTTTAATTAAAAATAAATAATATGGCTTTCAGTTCTGGTAAGAAATCTGTAAGCCTCGAAGACATATTAGAACGAACAACTGAAGTCAATATAGCGGCTAGGTATTTAAATATAATTGAAATACCTTGTGTAATTCATTCTCCATTGAGAACTGATAATAAACCATCGTTTGGAATATATACATTTGATGGTAAAGTCCGCTATAATGATTTTGCTACGGGAGAGAGAGGAGGTTTATTTGACCTCCTTTCTCAAATGTGGCAAATCCCTTACAATGAAGTACTTGATAAAGTAGCTGAGGATTTTCTATCTCACAAAGACAATAAAGAAATCACTACTAAAGAAGTTGGTGGAAGTACAAGAACTATTCTTAAAGAAAAAGAGAAATCCAAAATAGAAATCAAAGTACGAGATTGGAGAAAACACGATATACAATATTGGGACTCTTTTGGAGTGTCATTAGAGTGGTTGAAATATGCAGATGTATATCCAATATCTCACAAAATTATTACTAAGGGAAATAAAAGATATGTTTTTGGGGCAGATAAGTATGCCTACGCATATGTAGAAAAGAAAGAAGGAAATATCAGTATTAAAATTTATCAACCTTTTAATAAGAGAGGTTTTAAGTGGTGCACTAGTACAGACAGTTCTGTAATAAGTCTGTGGACCAAAGTTCCAAAAGAGGGAGAAAGAATTTGTATATGCTCCTCATTAAAAGACGCACTGTGCTTATGGTCTAATACTGGCATTCCTTGTTTAGCCACCCAGGGTGAAGGCTATACAATGAGTAATACTGCAGTTAGTGAATTAAAGAAGAGGTTTAAGCACATTTATATTCTGTTTGATTGCGATGAAGCAGGGCTAATTGATGGAGAGAAATTAAGCAAACAAACAGGGTTCACTAATATAGTATTACCAAAATTCAATGGAGGTAAAGATATATCTGATTTATATCACTCCTTAAAAGATAAACAAAAATTTAAAGAAATTATTTTATCATTATTTAACAATTTTTAACAATTATGGAAGCAAGAAACATTACCATCGTATCCACTAGCAATCAGAGCAAGTATGTCGTTAACACTGATGCCACTACTCTTGCAGAACTCAAAGCTGCTCTTCGTGCCCAGAATATCCCTTATGAGGGAATGACTTTCTATGAGGGACTCTCACACACTGAGCTCCTCACTGATGAGTCTATTCTTCCTCATGATATCTCCTATAAGGGAAATATCACTAATGAGCTTGTATTTATGCTCACTAACCCTAATAAGAAGATTAAGAGTGGTGCTTCCCTCCCCGAAGCTCGTCAGGCTCTCTATGATGCAATTGATGAGCTTGGTCTGAAGGATGCATGTATTTCTACCTATGGGAAGAATTTTACACAGTGCAAGAACTCTGAGCTCATGAATCTTATTGAGCAGGCTCAGGAGGCTGCTGCCAACAACAGCAGTGACAATGTTATTGTGGAGGCTATTCTCAAGTTGGTTGAAATACTTGAGGATAATGAGGTTATTCTTTCTTATGAGGGAGATTGGATTCGTGATACCCTCGCAGGAAAGACTACTGTAAGGGATAACTCTCCTTACTCTGATGATGACATTGACGAAATGTTTGATTTTCTGAATCAGTAAAAATCTTAAGTGGTGGTAGAAATATTTATCTACCACCACTTATTTTTTTATTTTATATGGGAGTATTAGAACAAGCCTATAATACGGCAATGGAGAAACCCTTGCAAGTCTTAGAAATCTTCAATGATTTCTTTGGAGAAGATAAAGTGGATATGCAAGGAGTTCCTAGTCTTACTGATGTGGAGGCTGCACTCCCTGGAACAGCAAGTGTTGCAGCCGTTAAACACTATATTGATTCTTGTGAGATATTTATATTAGTTCACTTTCCTCATGTGAGAGTCACTAATGAGTATGATAAGTTTACTGATATAAATCATTTATTTGCAAAGGTTGTTATTAATACATCAGGACAACTACGTGGAAAATTTGGGCTAAATAGGTCTGAGTATAGTTTATTACATTTTGTAAATGGATATATGCATAGTCATATAAGTTGTATTCCTTTAACCAATTTTGAAGTATTTCAAAATCCATGTACAGGAAGAGGACCTATTAATAGTACTATCTGTTCTTTAATTAAAGAATTTGATGCTGATTTATGGGGTTTATTCTGTCTTGAATTATCTAAATTTGTACAAGTAGAATCTATTGCGGGTACACCGTATCATAGATTGGAGAGTCTTGTAGCAGGAGGATATTCACGTCAAATGATTAAATTTAATAATGTTAATCTAGATGGACACATAAGTTTAAGGCATCTCTCACCTATTATAACAGCAGCTAATTTAGCAGACTTTATTAAATTCATCATTGATAGTAATGAACTTAAGTTTACATATCAAAATAACTGCTATATTCTAGCTATGTCCTCTACGGAGTACTTTATAAGAATTAGCAACTTATTTATAAAGTGGTACAACAAAAAGCACCATGAAGGAATATTAAATTTCTCATTAAATGAGTTGTTACATTCAGGTATTATTACAAAATATAAATTCATTAATGGACATATTGTAGCAGAATCAAATAATGGAATAGACTATAGTTCTTATATTGGAAAGAAAGTATGTACCTTTAAGGGAACAGATTTTAATGTTACTATACCAGATGCTGAAAATGAATCTGAGCCCAATTTTGTTTTAGTTATCCGTCCAGAGATTGGAAATTATATATTTACAAAAATATTTAATGTAATTAATTTTAGATATGGAAGCAAATCCACAGGAGATGAGCCTCATAAAAAGGTCAAATACATATAAAATTATCATTCCTGCAAAGGTTGAACGTATCATAAGATTCCTTTGCGAAAGAGTTTGGAGTACAGAATGGTCAGGTATACTATTTTATACTCCTACTGGAGAATTTGAAGATAACTCATTGCAAATTAATTGTGTAGATATTCTGCCTATGGATATAGGAAGTACTACCTATACAGAATTTGATATGTCTCCAGATGTTATTAGCTATATGGCAGAGAATCCAGAGCTACTTGACTGTAAGATGGGTCTAATACACTCTCATAATAATATGCAGAGTTTCTTTAGCGGTACTGACCTTAATACTCTTAAATCAGAAGGTAAAGACAGAAATCATTTTGTGTCTCTCATTGTTAATAATGCAGGAACATATACTGCAGCCATTACAAGGAAAATTAAGTATAAATCTATTAGAAATTTATCTTATGAAGGATTTAATGGAACAGTAGATATTCCAGAAAAAGAAGTTATTGAAGGAGAAGAACTTGAGTACTTCTATTTAGATGTCATAAAAGAAGAAGAATCTGAGAATCCATTCTATACTATAGATAGTAGACTTAATGAGATTAGGGATAGTAAGAAGAAGACTGCACCAAAAACAAGTACTCCTCAGTATACCTACCCAAATATTTATAATGATACTGTAAATAGTAAAAATACTCTACCTAGTTATTACAATAAGCACTATAAAGAACCTACATTATTTGACGATTTAGAGTGGGAAGATACTAAATCAAGCTCATCAGCCTCTACTCCTAGTGAAGTTGAAGATGTACAACATCAGAAACTAACAGATGCAGCAGTTGAGGAAGTTGTAAATCAGCTCCTTACCGGAAGTGTTACTATAACTAAGATGGATGCAGAAACCAAAAAGAAAGTTATAGACAGCATCTCTAAGAGATTTGACAAGAGGTTTGGTAAGGGTGATATTGGAATGCAGTTATTTTACTTCTGGGCAACTGATTTCATTGAATTCCTAATTTGGTATACAGTAACAGACCCTAAGGAAGATGAGTATGATGTTGCAGCAATGCTTGCAAGCAAAACAATTACAGCTCTTAAGAAGCTTCCTAAGAATGAATATATTGATGAGTATATAGATATACTTAATGATTATGTCACAAGATTACAGTAGTACAAGAATAGCAGATGAAATAGACTCTATCATTGCAAGAGCAATGGCAGAGTATTCTGCAGCAAAGGGTGTAGATGTATGGGACACCAGTACAGAAACTACAAATACATCATCACCTCCAGAAGAAGAAGTCCCTGAAGTAATTCCTCAAAATTCTGGTAGTATATTGGTTGAAGAAACTACAAGCAGATTTAGTGGTGCTACGTGGTATTATAATATTAGAACTAAGAGAATTACTTTGGCTGGATTAGGAGGAATTGGAAGTTATGTAGCATTCTTACTGGCAAGGATGCATCCAGATACCATTATCTTATATGATGATGATTATGTAGAATCTGCAAATATATCAGGTCAGCTATATGAAACTGATGATGTAGGACAACTTAAAGTAAGTGCAACAGCAGAGCACATGCGTACCTACTCTGACTATTATGCTTCAACTGCTAATGAGAGATTCACAAATAGTACAGAGCTATGTACCGAAATAGCTATTTGTGGTTTTGATAATATGGAGGCAAGAAGAACATTCTATAATGCTTGGAAAAGACAAGTTCAAGAAGCACCAGCAGACCTTCGTAAAAAATATCTCTTCATAGATGGTAGATTGGCTGCTGAAAGTTTTCAGATTCTTTGTATAAGAGGAGATGATGAATTTAGTATGCAGAGATATGCTGATAAGTTTCTATTTACTGATGCAGAAGCTGATAAAACTATTTGTAGTTATAAGCAAACCAGTTTCATGGCAAATATGATTGCTTCAGTTATGGTTAATTTATTTGTTAATTTCTGTGCTAATGAATGTGACCCTCTTGTTCCAAGAGACCTGCCTTTTTATACTGAATACACTGCAGAAACAATGTTCTTTAAAGTTATTACATAATGGAATTTAGTGCATCATATCGAAGTACAATGAACAACTTTGTAATGGGAGGAAGTCTTCAATCACTCACTAATCATGTTTATGATGCTAGAACTATTGATGCTTATAGAGGTATAGTGAAGGCTACCATCACTCCACACGAGTGTATAATTCCATCCCAATTGATATATATTGATGAAACATCAAATTTAGAGAATCTTACAGAACCTGAAGATATTGTAGCTCCATTATACAGAGAACCATTCGTAAAGGTTTGCTCTGGAGCAGATGCATTATTTAAATATATCTGTAGATGGTGTGATGCAAGACTAGGCAGTTTCAAAGTAAAAGATGACACCTATTATGGAAATAGGGGAATTCTTTTAGATAAAAATTATACTCCTTTACTACTGTCTACTGCGCACTTGAAGGAAGAGAACTCCATAATTTCAGTTCAAGAGTATGTAATACATGTACATCCCTCTGTATTTACAGAAGAGACTACTGTAAATAAAGCTATCGCAAGAAAGGGAATTCCATACTATTTGTCATACGTTATCTCAAATTGGGGGAACTCCGCTATTCCCTGCAGAATTGTAATAGATGACTCTTCTGACTTTTATGTAAAACCTAGTAAACCAGATTTCAATAACTTTTCAAGCGACCAAGTTAATAATTTCCTTAAGGAACATATTGGTGAGGTACTTAGACAAGTTGCTGATGATTTTAATTAAGTTATGTCTATAGAAAGTTTCTTTGGTGATTGGGTAAAGGTGATTAATATTCCTACTTTAGTAAAGACCTTAAATAGTATTCCTATGAATAGTATCTGTCCTGCTAAAGAGAATGTCTTTAAAGCATTTCAACTATGCCCTCTAAGTAACTGCAAAGTTATATTTCTAGGACAAGACCCATATCCACAAAAAGGTGTAGCTACAGGTATATTATTTGGCAATTCTAGCAGTGTTGCAGAAGAAAGCTTATCTCCATCTTTACAGATTATCAAAGAGGCTGCTATAGATTATACCAGACCGCACAATTATCCTATTATATTTGATAATACTTTAGAGAGTTGGGCAAAGCAGGGCATCCTCATGCTCAACTCTGCACTAACTGTTGAAGTAAATAAAATAGGGTCTCACACTCAATTGTGGAGACCCTTTATTTCACAGCTTATTAAAAATTTATCAACATATGGTAACTATCTTTTTGTACTTTTTGGACAACAGGCACAAACTTTTGAACCTTATATTAATAAATCTAATCATATACTTAAAGAAAATCACCCCGCCTTTTATGCAAGAAGTAATAAAAGAATGCCATCTGATATTTTTTATGAAATAAATAAGTATCTTAAACAAGAGTATAAGGAAACCATTGTGTGGTATAATGAATTTAATGAAGAAGTAGTTTAATGGCACCAAACAAAAAAATTAGAAATGCTACTTCAGCTAAGGTTAAAGGCATTACTTTTAAATCTCAAACAGAAAAGGTGATATATAGAACTCTTGTAGATAAAGGTATTACACCTGAATATGAGAAACATACATTTCTTTTGTGGGAGGGATTTAAACCCATCACCCCATTTTATGACCAAGAAACAAATAAACAACTAGAGAGCAGAATGTTAGCAGAAGGCATTACAAAGAAAATACCTAAGATACTTATACCAAAAACTGATAAAGTTATTGGTATAAGATATACACCAGACTTTTATTTTAGAAAAAATGACATAGATGTCTGGATTGAAGTAAAAGGTATTGAAAATGATGTCTTTTATATCAAGAAAAAGTTATTTAGAAAATTCTTAGATGATAAATTTGAGAAAGATGGAGTAAGGTCTATGTTTTTTGAAGTATATACTAAGAGACAGCTGCTTCAAGCTTTAGAAATTATTAATAATTATGCCGAGTCCATTACAGAAAATAAATGAGTTAATACCTTATTTGCCCAGTAAAGACATTAAGCATGCAAAGAAATTTGTTGAAAATCGAAATTGGGAATCTCTTAAAGATTTAACGTGGTCGTCTTTGCAATTAATGGAAATTGCTTTAGAAAAAGGAAATTTCGCAGTTAAATACGGTAATACTGATTTAGGTAAAATAAGAGAGTTAGCACTTATTTGTAATGAGTACTATTATCTTATATATCCAGAAGAAAGGGAAATCCCTAATGATTATGAAGACGATGAAGAGGAATTATGATGAAGGAAAAATCATTAAAAGATATTAGTTGGAATGTTTCTGAGGAAACATATAGAGGAGATTCTGCACTAAGTTACTCTACATTATCTACATATGAGCGTGGAGGATTCAATTGCCTAGAATCTTTGTATGATAAAAAAGAAACTGCTTCTCTTACATTTGGTAGTGCAGTGGATGCAATTATTACTGGTGGAGAGGAAGAATTTAACTCAAAATTTATTGTAGCAAATTTCCCAGATACCTCTGATACTATTGTTAAGATTGTTAAAGATTGTTTTGCTGAATTCCATATTACTTATAGAAGCATTAAAGATATTCCTGATGTTAAAGTAATTGAAAAAGCAGCTAATTATAACTATCAAAACAATTGGAAACCAGAAACTCGTGCTAAAGTCATTAAGGAGAAAGGAGAAGAATATTATAACCTTCTCTTCTTAGCTGAAGGTAAGACCATTTTAAACAGTGAAATTTACAATGAGGTTCTTGCATCAGTTAGAGTATTAAAAGAATCTCCATCTACTGAATTCTACTTTAGACATGACAACCCATTTGATGATTCTATTGAGAGACTTTATCAGTTAAAGTTTAAAGCAACTCTAGGAGATACACAATATCGTTGTATGGCAGATTTACTTGTTGTAGATTATGCCAATAAGATAATTTATCCAATAGATTTAAAGACCTCTTCTCACTATGAGTGGGATTTTTATAAGTCTTTTGTTGAGTGGAATTATCAGATTCAAGCAAGGCTTTATTGGAGAATTATTCGTAATAATCTTGACAGAGACCCGTATTTCAAAGAATTTACTTTGGCAGATTATAGGTTTATAGTTGTCAATAAAACATCTTTAATGCCACTGGTTTGGGAGTTCTCTGACACTACTACTCGTGGTACAATTATTGTGGGAAAATCTACCCACCCCATTGAACTGAGAGACCCCGAGGATATAGGTAATGAACTAAGGACTTACCTTGCTGAAAGACCCAAAGTTCCTTTTGGTATTATGATTGGTGGTACTAATAATTTATCTGATTGGCTATGTTTACTGTAAAAGTAAAGAAAAGAAATGGTTCACTTGAAGATTTCGAGTGGGAGAAAATTGATGCTGTTGTAAAGAAAGCATTTGAAGCAGATGGAAAAGATGTTCCTCAATTAACAAAAGATATTGTGCATAACACTATACAAGTTAAGCATAATAATAAAGAAATTATTGATATTGAGGATATTCAAGATGATGTTGTTAAAAGCATTATTGCTTCAGGAGAATGGGATGTTGCTTTAGCATATGCTTCTTATAGAGAAAAGCATAAAGAGCTTAGATTTATTAAAGAAAGAGTTGATTGGATTGACAATTATATGGAATCCAAAGAGAATGCTGCCACCTCATCAGAAACAGACGCAAATGCCAATGTGTCTATTAAGAATGTGGCAAATATTGATGGAGAAGTGTATAAATCAATTAATAGGCAAATCCAAAGATACAGAATGACTAAGCAACTTGAAAAGCAATTCCCTGAAGTTGCTAAGCAATATGCCAAAGATTTGGAAACTCATATTATCTATGCCCATGATGAAGCGTCTTCACCAGCAGTTAAAAATTACTGTGAGGCAGTATCTTTATATCCTCTGCTTGTTGAGGGAACAAAAGGAATGGATGGCCTTGGCACTGTTGCTCCAAAGAATCTTAGCAGCTTTTGTGGGCAACTTGTCAATCTTACATTTCTACTCTCAGCACAATGTAAAGGAGCAGTTGCATTTGGAGAATTCTTTAATTTCCTTGATTATTTCTGCATAAAAGACTTTGGACCTAATTATCATGAGAAAGCTTATAGAATTGAAGCTTCAATTCTTCCTAGTAGGAAGATTGTTGATGCAATTCATCAAGCATATCAGCAAATTGTGTACGGATGGAATCAGCCAGCAGGCAATAGGTCATATCAGTCACCCTTCACCAATATATCTTATTATGATAAATATTATTGGCACGCTCTGTTTGATGAATTTTGTTTCCCTGATGGCACAAAGCCTATGTGGGAGAGAGTTAATTGGTTACAGAAAGATTTTATGGAATGGTTTAATAATGAGAGAACTAAAACTTTGTTAACCTTCCCCGTCGAAACAGTTGCGTTGCTTAGTGAAGATGGTGATATAAAAGATAAAGAATGGAAGAACTTCACTGCAGAAATGTATTCTAAGGGACATTCATTCTTCACCTATATTTCTGATAATCCTAATGCCCTGGCTTCTTGCTGTAGACTTAGGAATGAAATTGCAGAGAATGTCTTCTCTTTCACTAATGGTCTTACTGGAGTTCAGACTGGCAGTGCTAATGTAATTACCCTTAATCTTAACAGGATTATTCAAGATTGGGCTAGACAGAAAGCTAAATCTCCTGAAGAAAATAATGGAGTTATTGACTCTACTGTAAATATGCCTGGACTTACTGGTTTGAGGGAGTATCTCATCAGTATCCTTGAAAGAGTTTATAAGTATCACATTGCCTATAAGACACTTCTCTATGAGGTCGAAGATGCTGGTATGTTAAATGCTTCTACTGCTGGATATATCAATATGCACAAATTATTTAGTACTATTGGTATAAATGGACTTAATGAGGCAGCTGAGTTTGTGGGAATTAAATGTAATTATAATGAAGAATACAAAGAGTTTTGTAGACTCATCACAGGAACAATTTCAGAACAAAACAAAATCCACTCCACAAAAGATTTCCAATTCAATACCGAGCTTGTGCCTGCGGAAGGATTATCAAGTAAAAATTACAATTGGGATAAATCTGATGGATACTGGGTGCCAGAAGATAGAAATCTCTACAATTCTTACTTCTACATCGCCAGTGATGAAAATTGTTCTGTGCTTGACAAATTTAAACTTCACGGAAGAGAGTTCACAGAACTACTTGATGGAGGAGTGGGTCTCCACTGTAACTTAGAAGAACATCTTAGCAAAAAGCAATATCTTAAACTTATAGATTTTGCTATTGCTAATGGTACTTCATATTTCACCTTTAATATTCCTAACAGTGAATGTGATGATTGTCACTATATTAGTAAAGCTCCTATAAAGGTTTGCCCTAAATGTGGAAGTACTCATATCACTTGGTGGACTAGAGTTATTGGATTCCTTAGACCTATTAAGTTCTTTGATAAAGAAAGGTATAAAGAAGCTTTAACTAGGGTGTATTCTAAGAAAGAAACTGTATGTTAAAGTTTGTAGATTTTAAAGTTACCTTTCAGGAAGTCCCTGATGAAATATCTTTATGTATAAACTTGAGTGGCTGCCCCCATAAGTGTGAGGGTTGCCACTCATCTTATTTACAAGAAGATATAGGCACAGTACTAACCACTCAACTACTAGATAAAATGATTGAATCTAATAGTGGTATTACTTGTGTTTGTTTTTTAGGAGGAGATAATGACATTCCTTCTCTATGTACTCTTGCAGAACACATAAAGAATAATCATAGGCTAAAGGTAGCTTGGTACACGGGTTTAAACTGGATACCATCTTCTATAGATAGACCGACATATATAACATTTGATTTTGTAAAGAGTGGTCCTTATATTAAATCTTTAGGACCTCTTACATCAAATACTACAAATCAAAGGTTTTATGCTAAAGAAGGTTTGGTATTTCATGATATAACTTATAAATTTTGGACAAACAATAATGAGAATTAAAATTAAGAAACTACATCCAGATGCTGTTATTCCTAGTAAAGGACATAATTCGGATTTTTGTTATGATTGTATAGCAACGAGTGCTGAGGAGATTGCTCCTAATGTATGGAAGTATGGATTAGGTTTTGCTATTGAGATTGATAGGACAAACGCTATTTATGATGTGAAAGACCTCAATCTCAGTATTGATATTAGACCTAGAAGTTCTGTATGGAAGACAGGAATGATTCTATCAAATTGTGAAGGCACTATTGATGAGGGCTATCGTGGTGAAGTATGTGCTATATTTTATCATGTTATGCCTAATATGCCAAGATACAAAGTAGGAGATAGAATTATTCAAATTAAACTTGGAGACGCAGAAGCACTTAGCTTTGAGTCTGTAGAAGAGTTATCTGATACTGAGAGAGGGAGTGGTGGATTTGGTAGTACAGGAAAATGAAAGGATTAGATTTAATTATTACTCTTTCCCTTGTAGTTATGTGGACAATTATACTCTATATTAATTGGAGTTACTATAACAGGAATAAGAGTAAAGAACAAACTAAAATATCTTTTAAAGAAGGTTTGGATTTGACTGAGTTACCAATTGTAACTTTTTATCAAGATAATAAGAAATTACATTTTCTATTAGATACTGGAAGTAATATATCTTATATTAACGAAGATGTACTAAAGGACATTGAAGCAGAAGATTTAAATGCATCTTCAAATACCTTTGGTGTAGAAGGAAGTGGTATAGAAACTCACCATTATATGATTGAGATTGGCTATAAAGACCAAAAGTTTAAGGAAGAATTTGGTGCAGTTAATCTCTCTTCTGCATTTGGTGCAATAGAGAAAGAAAGTGGTATAAAGTTACATGGTATTATAGGTAATCGCTTCTTTGAGAAATATAAATATATTCTTGATTTCAAAGAATTAATAGCATATAGATAATGATTTATTTAGTCTCTTTAAATAGAGAGTTGTTTGAACATTCTGATTATAAAATCATCACTGTAGAAGAGTCTTTAAATATGATGAAAGATTGGAATGTTATTCAATTCGATACTGAAACCTCTGGTAGAGACCCTCATTTATGTGATTTACTTTGTGCACAATTTGGAAATAGAGCTGCCGGTAATCAAATTGTCGTTGATTGTGCTGATATTAGTATAAAAGAGTATAAAGAAGTACTTGAAACTAAACAGCTTATTCTTCAAAATGCAAAGTTTGATTTACAATTCCTTTACAATTATAATATAAAGCCTAGAAAGATATATGATACTATGATTGTTGAACAATTATTGTATCTAGGATATCCTTCTTATGGAAATTATGGAGGAGTAAGCTTCTCTCTCAAAGAAATAGCTATGAGATATTTAAATATTGATATAGACAAAACTGTTAGAGGTGAAATTATTTGGAGAGGTTTAGATAGTAGCGTTATTAAATATGCTGCAGGAGATGTTGTCTATCTAGAAGATATAGCAGATAAACAATTTCTCGAATGTAAACGTAAAGGTTGCATAGTAGGTGCTCAATTAGAATGTGCAGCAGTACCAGCAATGGCATATCTTGAATGGTGTGGAATCAAATTAGATGAGAAGAAATGGAAAGCCAAAATGGAGAAAGACCAAAAGAATCTTGCTGAAAGAAAGGCCCTTCTTGACCAATTTATTATTGATTCTGGACAATTTGAAGAATACACATATGTTGATACTCAAGGATATTTATTTACAGGATTTGATTTAACTCCTAAATGTTCTGTTAATTGGGACTCTTCTCAACAGGTAATCAAAATAGCTAAGAAATTAGGATTTAATACTTCTACTCAAGACAAAAAAACAGGTGAAGATAAAGATACTGTTCTTGAAAAAGAGTTATCTAATCAGAAAGGTATTAATGATGAGTTTCTTAAATTATATTTTAATTATAAAGAGGCTTCTAAAGTAGTAGGAACTTATGGGCAAGGTCATTTGGACTTGATTAATCCAAAGACTGGTAGATTACATACTACATTTAAGCAAATAGGTGCAGCTACTGGAAGGATGTCTTCTGGAGGGGGCTCAAATAAAGATTTGGCAAAATACAAACACCTCAAAGATATTAAGTATGTAAATTTACAGCAACTTCCCCATGATGCTGAAACTAGAGCATGCTTTGTATCTGAGGAGGGTAATATGTTTGTGTCTTGTGATTTCTCTGCAGAAGAATCTAGATTAGGTGCAGATATATACAATGACACCGAAATGAAGAAAGAATTCACAGAGAGAACTGGAGATACACATGCAATGTTTGCGTGGGCAGTATTTAGAAAAGAATGTGAAGAGTGTGGTTGTACCTCTGCGCTAGAAGTAGATAAGAAAGCTCCTCAATGGAGAAATAAAGTTAAAGGAGTTGAATTTGCATATTTGTTTGGTGCTGCTGCACCTACAATAGCAAAATCAGCAGGTTGTAGTGAAGAACAAGCTCAGAAATACATAGATGACCTAAATAAATTCTTCTCAGGTAGAACTGCCTTTGTTAAAAAAGGTAGTGCATTTGTCAGAAAAAATGGGTATGTAGTAATATCACCTATTACTGGACATAAAGTCTACTGGTGGGATTGGGAAGAATGGAAAGAAAGGCAATCATCTTTTAATGAAAAGTTTTGGGAAGATTATAGGCAGAATCATAAAGGCACTGGAGATGAAATTGCTGTAATGGTAAGAAATCATTTTCAGGCTGCAAGTAAATATGATAGGTATGCCCTTAATTCTCCTACTCAGGGTCGGTGGCCCTGATTAAACTCCTTAAATTCGGTGAAGGCTGAGATGCTAATACCGAGCCAAGCTTAATAGTAATATTAAGAAGGTGTAACGACTAGTACATGGAATCCTTATAGGATAGTAAAGTACCAAGAAAAGGGAGAACACATTGTGCTAACTACAAAGAGCTCCAAGCCTTTTGTAAAAATGTGTTAAGATATAGTCTGAACAGTAGAGAAAAGGAATCTATTGAGTCTGAGGATAAAGAGCCTCAGAGGTAACATTATTGACCGGAGCTATCATTATGAAAGACGCTATGACCCAGTTATTTAATTGGATAGTTGATAATAATATGTTTGGAAAAGTTAAGCTTTGTGCAGTAGTCCATGATGAAATTAATTGTGAATATCCAGAAGAGCTAAAAGAATTTCCTAAAATACTAGCATCATTAATGAGTGCATCTGCTGCAAAGTATTGTAAATCACTACCAATTCCTGCTAAACCAACAGTAGAACATTATTGGGTACATAAATGAAATCTTGGTGTGAAGATTTATTGGAGTTGTTAATACTAATACCACTGAAATTGCTAGAGCTGTTGCTAAGTTGCTTTGCATTTATTATATTAGCATTAACAACTCCATTTATTCAAATTATTAAAGCAATAAAGTCTAAATAATTATGTCTGTAGACAATATTGAAAGATTTATAACACCCTCCTTCGTGCGTGACTTATTTCAAAATAGTACAATTAATGGGCAAGAGAAGGGTTGGGCTATTACTATCTCTGGTAAAATTCTTACTATAGGAGGTAAGATGTTTTTTAAAACTAGGGAGCAGGCTGTTAAAGCATTCTATGACCGCTATAACTGGAGAGTTAGGAGTAAAGTACATGAATATCTACATCCTAATGAAGGGCATTGGTGGGGAGTAGATTCTCGTACCTACTGGATTCCTGTTAAGAAAGTTTTAGAAAAGGATTATGGTTTAAAATTTATTAAATTATGAATGATTCTGTAAATCATCCTTCTCATTATAAGAGTAATGGAATGGAATGTATTGATGCAATGATAGGTGCATATGGAACTGCTGAAGTTGCATCATTTTGTAAATTGAATGCTTTCAAATATATCTGGAGATGTTGTCATAAAGGCAAATGCGTTGAAGATATTGAAAAAGCAATTTGGTATCTTAATAAATTTAAAGAAATAATTAACAATGACTAGTTTAGGTGATTACCCTCTAGGTGCAAGAGAAGACCCAAAAGCTCCTTGGAATATGATAGAAAATCCTGAGGTAGAGATTGATGTCACTGTCAGTATTACTCTTAGTAAAACAGTCACAGTAAAAGTGAAAGACTATGAGGTTGCTGATGAAGGTGTAGATGAAGACGGTTTGTGTTTTCGTGATATAGATTTCTCAGATACTAATCTTCTTGCAGCAGTGGAAGAGCAGGTTATTTTACCACAAGATGCTTCTCTTTATGTAGACATTGGAGCTAATCTTAAAGCAGCAGACGACCTGTCTGGCTGGCATGTTGATGAAATTGAGTGTATAAAAGAATAGGTTGTGAGAGGAATGAAAGACAATAATGTTTATTATAAGGATGGTAATAGGTATAAACCATTTGGTCTAAGATATGACGAAGATTATCTACCTGATGGTATTTGGTATGTAAGACATACTGACCATTCTTATGGATACACTAATGTAGACCATTATCTTCAAGGTCTGTATAAGGTAGGAGATGCACCTGATATGGTGGATATTCCTATGCTTTGTAGTATGCACTCTTACACTGAGTATGTAATGAATAGTCCTGAGTTTAGTGAAATAATGGATAGTGGTTCATACTCTTTTGCACAACTTACCTCTAAGATAGTTGCATTAGTTCTGAAGTTAAACAAGACTTTAAAAGATAAGGAGAAAGAACAAAATGGGTCTAGATAATGGAATAATACTCAAATTGAGTAATAAGAAAGTTCCTGAGAATTTCCCTGAGCAGGATGCTTGGTGGATTGATTCTCAGGAAGATGTTGATGAGAATGGTGAGTTCCAAGTAGCTTATTGGCGCAAATGCTGGGATATCAGAGGTATTATCTTAGGTGTTCTTCATGCTGGACAAGATGGTGGAAGATATCCTGTTGAGGCTGAAGATTTACCAGCTATACGTAGAGGTATATGGAAGCTTCTCAATCCAAAGACTTATGAAGAAGAGTCTGATTCTATCTGGACCTATGATGAAAGAGCTGACAGTGAACTTCAGATACTATTAAATCTGATGTGGCTTGAAAACTATCTCAAAAAGCATCCAGAAGATTCTGCATTCTTCTATGATTCTTACTAACTATGGCTAGAGTAATTAAAATAAGTGACAAACAATTTGTACTAGATTGTATAAATAAAGAGTTTGAGATTATAGGAAGTTCCCTTCATTGGGATACCTTTGAAGAACTTTCTGCATGGTCACAACTCCCTGAGAATAGAGACTGGTTTTCACAGTATGAATTTGCTGATAAAGACCAGTATAACCAGTGGAAAGCCTATTATCTCGAACACTTTTATCATTGGCAGCCTAAGTACCACTCCAAAAAATATGTAGAGAAGCATTATTTCCCTTGGTTTTCTTTGAATTATGGATTTGCTGAAAGATGGGAAAAATAATTAAACTGTATAACACTTGGGAGAAGGCTAAACAAGTATTTGTTAAGCCTTCTCTCAAGGTTTACTTTGGTAAATGGCGTAATGACCCAAACCTACCTGCATGGAGAATGGGTGCCTTAATATATGTTTGTAGACGTAAACATCTTAGTAAGTATTGTCATCTACTAAAAGATGCTGTGATGATACAAAGTGGTACTTCTACCTATAAATGTGGTGATAAAGAGTATTCAACTAAATGTTACTCTTGGGTACCTAAACATAAACTTCCAGGTAAGTTAAAAGCAGGTCAATATGTATGGAATAGGAACATTAGGAAGAAGCTTAAAAGATGGCATCTTAGTTGGATACCACCAATTATTCAACTTCCTCTATGGACAAGGTTCTATCTCGGTAATTTTGACCTTGGTTGGAAGATTAAGTGGGATGATGTAAGATATGAATTTCCTCCTCAGTTTACTATCAGTGCTTTTGGATTATCATTATCTTTAACTCTTCATAGTCCTTATCACGATACTATGAGCTGTGATAACCACTATTGGGAATCTATTCTTAACCATGCTTATAAGAATAAATCAGGAAAGTTAAGGGAAACCATAGAACTTACTGGTATCTGGCAAATGTGGAATCAAGATGGTAAAGATATTAAATATTTTGCTTTAAGACCTGAATATATTAAAAAAGAGTATAAAGAAGAATATTATGCAGCAGTATCTGATATTAAACGTAAAAAAGAAGAAGTAGTATTATGAAAATTGTAGCAATAGCAGATATTCATGGAAACCCTTCATGGAAGAAAGTAGTTGAAAAAGAAGAGTATGATTTGCTCATTTTCTTAGGAGACTATGTCTCTACACACAAAAAGTTTACTGAGCAAGAGCAAATAGATAACTTAAAGGATATTCTTGATTATAAAGAAGAAAACCCCGATACTGTAATACTACTTAGGGGTAATCACGACTTACAACATCTTGGTTACGATTGGGCAGAATGCAGTGGGCTCTTCCATAAAGTTCAAGATTGGTTATCTAAGAAAGCTAATAAACAGAGGTTCCTTGATAATACTCAGTGGGTATATGTATATGATAATATCATATTCTCCCATGCTGGTATATCAAAAACTTGGCTTAATAGTCTAAATCTTGAAAGTAAGGATTTAAATGATATTAACTTAATAGCTCCTTGTGAGAAATTTGGTTTTATACCAGATAGTCCCTTTGACTATAATGGGAACTCTATTACACAATCTTGCGTTTGGATAAGACCTGAGGCATTAATGAAGGATGCCTTACAAGGTTATACTCAGGTAGTTGGACACACACCAGTTGCAAGGATAACCTCCACAAAAGAGTTTGAAGAAGAGACTGATATTTGGTTATGTGATAATATGCCCTATCAGTACCTCGTAATTGATAAAGGTAATATTGAAGCTAAATATGTGGATAAACCCATAATTGGTTTAAAGAACAGATATGGCTCAAATGTTTATCTTGAGCATTTCAATGAAGATAAATGGGTACTGAAGGGTGATGATATGGCTCTTAATTATATTGGGGTTAGTTTTCTCGATAACCACATTTTCTCTGTAGACCCTGAGGGAGGCCCTTTCCTTAGGGAGGGAGATTCCCTTATAGGCTTTAATAAGAAAATTGAAGCTATCGAAGAAAGTAACATGGGTTATGTTTTAACACTAAAAGATGAAAGTAAAACAAATTAAAGTTCCTTATTACAAGTGGAGAGTTATTACTATATTGGTTGAAAATTATGAGGATAAATCTGTAGTAATCAAGAAGATGCATAATTTAAGAATGAGAGAAGAAGATATTGAAAACATAAGCACTATGATAGATGATGAGGCCTATGGTGGTGCAGTGTGTCATTACAATCTTGGTAAACTCATATCTATAATAGTTATCTTTCCTCATAAAGATATACCAACTTTAGTATCAACGTTAATTCATGAAGGTAGACATGCTGCAGATAAAATTATTGATACCACAGGTATTGAAGGATGTGAATCTGCAGCATATCTTACTGAGTATGTTACATTTAAACTAATTGAAGACTATCTTAAAGATGAAAAATCATAAGAAAAGATTCTATATATCTTATATAGATGATACTAATGATTTATCTCATGTTTGGGTTATGGCAGACAACCACAACCAAGCAAAAGAACTTGTTGAAGAAGAGTACTGGGATATTAAGGAAATTATTTCAATACAGCCAGAAAAATGAATCTAATTACACCCAAAGTAGAAATAATACCTCAGGGAGAGGGCATTGATGGAATCTTTAAACAAATTGAAATAGCTGGAAGAACATGTTACAAATCAGAGAATAAAATAACAGAAACTTCTAGTAAAGAATTTGTTCAAAGAATGATTGACAATGGGCATACTGCTATGTTAGAACATGGCTCAGTATATCTATTTGTACCTTGGATAAACTACTTTGAAGAAGAGACTGCTCCTAAAATGTATGATGTAGTAATTAATAAGTATTCAAAGTTTTATTCCAACCATGACTTCTCTAAAGACGACATAGGTACTTATGGAGCATATATTACAACTAACTACAGAGTCCTTTATGAGAATAATTGGTTACATTTACTTAAGTATTTGTGTAAACCAACAGAGTTTCATGATAAAAGAGTTACTGTAAGATTTACTTGTGATAGAGGTGTGAGCCACGAGCTTGTAAGGCATAGAGTATTCTCATTTGCCCAAGAATCAACTAGGTATTGTAATTATAGTAAGGATAAATTTGGCAATGAACTTACTTTTATAATGCCAGATAAAGAGGGCTGGAAAGGTAGTGATGCATATTATGAAATGCTCAATTGTCTTGATGAAATTGAGAGAATATATATGCATGCTATGAAGGGGGGCGTAACTCCTCAAACAGCAAGAGCTATATTACCAAACACCCTTAAAACAGAAGTGGTTATGACAGGCTATATGAGTGACTGGAAGAAATTCTTAGAATTAAGAACTGCTCCCAACGCTCATCCTGATATGCAGTATCTTGCAAAGAAATTAGAAAAACAATTAAAAAGTGTGTAAACAAAAAAGCTAGTAAGTTTTTACTTACTAGCTTTCTTTTTTTTCAAACACTTTGTAAAATTATCTTGTAATTTGATTTTCAAAGGTACTAAATACGGAGGATTCTTCTCCAATATTCAATAATTGGTCAATTTGTGCATAAAATGGAATTGTATACTTCAGGACATTTCTTCCATATTTATTCCACCCCTTGTATCTGCCTGACTTAATAGTCTCTGTTATATCAGTAATTCCCAATATTGGATATAATAAACCAGCAACTGTTTGTGTAGAAGCAATGGGGTTATTAATAATAGTTTTTGCTTCTACAATAGCTCCAGGAATAGTAGTTGCTTTTTCATCAAAGAGACATCTTCTAACTACATACATCCACAGCCTATAAAAGAATTCTCCCTTATGGTCATCTGGGTCACCCATTACTCCAGCCAAACCCATTAAAGAGAGAAGCATAAGGCTTTCTCCCATAACTTGTTTGACATCTGCTTTTTGAGTTTCAGATAAACTATTCCAATAAGCATTTGCTTTAGTGCCGTATTCCTGTCTTTCCTTTACAAAATTAATAAAAGTCACTAATGCATCAGTTTTAAATCCTCGTCTCCAACCAGAATCCTCTGCATACTGTTTTAGCATAGTATCCAAGATTTCATCTGTTAAAGCTTTTCCCTCTAATGTGGTGGTTCCAGCTTTAATCTCATAATGAAAACTCCCATCTCCTAAGCCATTGTCTACCATTTCTAAGGCATCTATTAATTTAGTTTTCTTGTCATTAACTCGAACTTCAGTATTATGATAGAAATTGCTTAAGTCTACATCTCTGATAGACTCATCCCAGTGTAATTCTCTAAATCTTCTAGAGTAGTGCTCTACCATCCATTGACGGAAATTCATAGCCATCTTGCCAAGCATCCACTGATGCAAAAGGCCCTTATCTTCTTTATTCATAGAACCGTGGCAGTTTTGATTTATATAGCGAATTCTTCTTTTTAGAGCATCAAAATAACTATCAGATAAATTTTCTATTTTAGTGCCATCCAATTTATAAATGTTATCCTTTATTTTTAATTCACTATTTCCTTCAATTTTTTCTCCCTTTTCTAGAGCTTCATATACAGAAATGGTTTTTCTTTTACCAGTAGTTGGGTCATATTGAACCACTTTTTCATGGAGTAGTGTAGCATATACATTAAGCATATGTATCCAATATTCACCACGTTGATACATTGCCATTGGACTAAAGGCCCCAAATAACTTACCAAACACAGTTCTATGATATCTCGTATCACTTAAATCAGAGAAGACCTCTTGAGATTGGTCAAAAAACTCTGCAATTAAGCTATCTTTGCTATTTTTGTTGTTTGTAAGAATATCCATAAACTTGCCATACATTCCTTTAGCACCAGCAATAGTACCTGTAGTTAATCCTACTGCAGCACCCGGTAATCCTCCTATAGCTCCACCAATAACAAGTCCTGTAGTAGAAGCTCCTTGCTCTCCTAATAAAATAGCCTCTGCTTTTAACCAATCTTTCATGTCATAGTATTGTCCTCCTAGAGCTTTAATCATAGTTTGAATAACACCTACATACTTATTAGTTAAAGCTCCCTTCACATTAATAGCCAATCCCTTTAATGAAGTATACCCAATTAAGTTTGCTCCTATAACAGCTAATTTACCCTCAGATTTATTTTCAACCCCAAATATATGTTTAAGAACAAAGGAGTCTATTATACTAGAAGTGTTACTGCTTTCTGCAGATTTACGAAGATTCACTACTACACTAAGACCGTTGTTGTAAGAAATATCTACTAAAGGTCTATCAGTAACATCTTTATCTACAGGAGTTATCCTTGCAGCATAGTCTGTCATCATCTCTGCTATACTTCTAATACTGTTCATAGCATCATAATTAAAAGTAGTGCTGGCAAGAGATTGTAGAGCAGAAGAGAAATCATGTGATAGGTTTTTTTCCTCAAGTTTATTCACATAAAATAGCGGTATCTGTCTCAATACAGTATTGTCATAGTCACTAATTGAAGCAATAGACTCTTCTCCCTCAACATATATACCATTTCGTCTAAATCTAGTGTCACCCTCCTTTATCTTTGCTAACTTTGTATTTTCAAGAAACCAATCAAAAACATCCTTAAAAGACCTTTCTTTCTTCAAACCCTCTTTTAATACTTGGTCCCAAGTAGTTCTTTTCTGAGGAGCAATGTAATGATGCTGAGCATAATTAGGAAGAAGTGTTCCAAGTTGCCCCTTTATTTTCATCATATTCTCATAGTACCTTCTCTGAGCTGCACTCCATCCTGTCCTAAAGTCATAGCTTAAATAAAATCTTGGCATCTTCTCTGTTCTGCCACTTTGCTGGTCAACAATCACTTCTACAGTATTATTGTCCTCCCACAGCTGCATCTCAGCATTAAATTCAACACTATTTCTCTTAAATCCAGCTCTCGTTAAATCTTTAGCATATTTACTCCTCTCTTTAAAATATCCATCCCAATCATACTGACTAACAATTCTTCCTTTGTCATCATACATAAATGAAGAGTCTTTTCCATCTTTAGCAAGAAGGTAATCCTCTCTTCTTATCTGTAAGCTAATCTTTGCAAGTTCTTTGTCTCTGTTATTTTGTGCATCTCTAATAATGGCACCTAACATAGATATAACAGCACTAGAAGACCTACCAATACTATATAAGTAATCTAGCATTGATGTGTCAGCTTCATTCATATTTATTATATCTACAAGGTCTTTACCATATAAAGCATTGTGCTCCCCAATGAACTCTCTCCCTATGTTATACATTGCCTCTCTTTCTAAATCAATGACTTTCTTATCCATAGAGTCAAAAGTCTCTTTTAAACTAAGAGATAAATTTCTAAGAGTTTCTTTCTCAGTATCATTTAACACAAAGTCATTAATTAAATCAGAATTGGCAATAGCAGATATAACATCATAGTAAGCGTGCTTTATATTTACAGCTTTAGTAATTGCTTCAGAAAGGACACTCGCATATTCAAGTCCAGTTCCAGTTGTAGGTACATTGTTAACAATATTATTAACTTGCTGCAAATCATTGTTTGCAGTACTTAGGAAATCAACTAATCCTGCAGCGTATTGTTTAGTTTTTAGTTCCTCTGCTAACTTATCTTTAAGGACTCTTAGTCTATTACTTCTATCTGTTCTTCCTTTCTTAGCTTCTATTGTTCTAATTTGTCTATGCAAAGACAGTATAGCATCAGCAATTGCCTCTGAATACTTTGTAATAGAACTAGAATTTCTGATAAAGACATCTCTCTCAATACCGTATTTTCTATCTAGTTCTGATAATTTATACTTTATTTGCGTAGACAAATCAGTCTTTCTAAATTCTATTTTAGAAGTGGTCAAGTTATTCCTTAAGTCAGTTACATTAAACCCAGGTAATGCTTTAACTGCATCTAAAACATTATTAACTAAATTTATATTTGAACTAGTGGCTCCAGAAGTGTGTAATATATCATACATTCTCTGTGCTGTTTCTGCTCTATCTCCCCAGCCTCTTGCTAATACATTATTAACAATAGGGAGTCTAGGATTTAAAGCTAGTAACATCTCAATATCTTTAACAGAGAATCCATCATTAGGAACAAATTTATATGTACTCAAATTCCTAATAAAATCTGCAACAGAGCCAGGATTAACTATCTTAGGATTAATTTTATTAAGCTCTTTAAGGTCTATACCTCTAGTAGTTAATTCTGAAGATAGGGTACTCCATAAAGACAAAGCTTCTCCAACTTCAGCTTGTTTTGATTGAGTTCTAGAGTCTTTATCATCAATTAAGATGTTAAACATGTCTCCATGCTGTACAACATATGCAACCCTACCTTTGTTAGACTCATTAAACATTTGAGCTTTATTATATGCCTCCTCAGCAGTAAAGTCTACTAAAGCACCAGAAGAATTCATGAATCCTATAGATTTAGATTGGGCCTTAATGCTTAATAGATTCTTCATACTTCCCACCTCAAAGAAACTATAAACATCTTTTGCAGAATGTTGATTCTGTGGATTTCTTCTATAACCCAAAGCATCCATCTGGTCAGCTACCCCCGCTTGGAGGTAGCTGGCATAGATGAAATTTGTGAGTGGTCTATTTTTTACTAGCTCACTAAGCTTTAAGTACATTTTACTATCTTCATTAGTCCCCGGTACTTCAGGAACCATTCTACAACTTGCTTTTCTACGTCTTGCCATATATTAACATAAATTTTCATACATCTCATCAAGAAGCTTCTCATTATATTTTATGCCAAGTTGCTCAAATTTATTAGCAATAAATTTCTTCATTGGACCTTTAAGCTTTGCTTTTTCATCTTCACTCTTAGCTTTAAACTCATCTAATTTTCTTTGAGCTTCTACTTCATTTCTTCCTGACATCATAAACATTTTTAAGAGCATATTTTTAATCTTAGTAGCTCTCTTGAATTGTTCTTCCTCTGTAGGTTCTTGACTCTTTACAGGAGTATCACCTGACTGTACTTCTGCAGGAGAAACTTCTTGCATTTGCCCATCATTAATTTGTTCTTTAGTTTCTGTAGTCTCACTAAGAGGTTGATACATAACGTCCGTTGATGCTTCAAAGTACTCACCATTGTTGCCCAAAAGACTAAGTTCTTTAAAGGATACACTTCGTCCCTTAGTATCTTTTGAAACTCTCTCCAATAAAATAGTTCTATTACCAGATTTTATTTTAATGTAGAATTTATCATTTACAGCTCCATAATCTTCTCCTTTAAATGTGTATAATCCATTTTCTATAGTAGGATTTGTACCCTTATTTCCTATAGCAACTTTTGGAACAAGTTTATTATTATCTGCATTATTTCTAACAAATTGACTTAATACTTGGTTGCCAACTACATTCCTTGCAAATGATGTATTATGTACAGTAAATGCTTCATTGTATCCAGGAATCTTACTTTTTAGTCTTGTAGGGAAAAGCCCCATAAATGATTTTGGACTAAACCCTATACCAGTTCTCCAGAAATTATAGTAGAATAAATGTTCTGCTAATTTTCTACCTCTTTCTCCACTTCGATATAAATCTGTCCATCCATCACCAAGTCTCTCTTTATCTTGAGTTGTGAGTCCCGTAGTATCAATTTTAAGAACTGCTCTTCCCTTTTGGATATCTAACTTAATTGCATCTATAAGGGGATTTCCTTTGAAGACCTCCTTTGCTCTACCTCTTATAAAATCTGAGGGGAATTTCTCAATATAATACTTAAGTCCTTGATGAGGGTGGTCTTGAGTAGCCTCTGCAGGAACAACTCCTGAAGCAACAAGTAAATAAGATTGATAAAAGTCACTTAACTCTCCTAGGAGTTTTCTATCACCATATAACACTTTCTTTAAATCATCATTAGTTCTGTCTAGCATATCTCTAAAGTTCGTACTATTAGCAGGCATATCCTCAAATAACTCCCTACCTATATTAAGAGTTGCATAAAAGCTCTTTAATATGGGATGCTTCTCAAGTATAGTATCAAAGTCAGCACGGTTACCATCTTTATCATAAAGATTCTCAAAATCTCTAGACTTTACTTGATACTCCATGATTAGGTTATCTATTATCAGAGGTCCAACGGCATTACTAATTGAGTTAAATCTAGTAGCAAGTGTGGGGCCTTTAAGTGCTTCAGATATAGATGTGATGTAACGGAAAAACCTTAATACTTTATAATCCGTTACCACTGCCTCCTGCATATTGGTTTCTCCTTCTACACGTCTTAAGTTCTTAGTCATTTCTTCTTCAGAAAGAGAATTAAGTTCTTTTAAAACAGAATCTTTTTCAATATGATAATCTTTTTCTATACTTGTGAGTACCTTATTAATTACATCTGATAACCTAACAAAGTTAGTAACATTTTCTGAATTATACAATGATAAAACTGTTTTTATTATAGGTTGTGAAATAAACAGTGCAACTTTCTCAAAGGGCATTCCTAATCTAATCAATGTGGTTACAATTGGCATAGTGGTATTGTTTATATTCATTAGATTAGCTACAGGGTCTTTTACAGCATCTGCAAACATTGCCACAAATTCTCCTAAAGTCCTACCAATTAAATTGCCCTCATCATCATATTTACTATCAATCTCCATTTCTCCCATAAAATCTTTACCAGCAATAGAGAAGAATTCATCTTCTTCAAATCCTAGAGCATCACTAACATTGATTCTAAAGCCATTACTTTCTAAGACAGCATGCGCTACTTTCTGAACTGCTGCCATTCCAAGCGCAGTTGCAGCAGCACTGTTCTGTTTGTAGAATTGTAAATGAGTATCAATAAAGCACAGATTCTTATCAGTATAACATAAATCCTTCAATTCATCAATACTAGTAACATCATTGAGTTGCTCCCAAGTCATATGTACACTAGGATTTTGGTAAGCACTAATTAAGTAACCCATTCTCTTTTGAGGCTCAAATCCACCTGGATTAAGCATCTTAGATGCAGTAGTTTCATTGGTAAGTACTGCCCAAGACATATCAACTATTTTATTGTTTCTATAAGTTGTTCCCTCAGTAGGTTCAACATAATCAAACATATACTTAATATACTCATCTCTAAGAGCTTTAAGCATTGGGTCAGATTGTTTACTGAGAGGACTCTCTAAGAAGTCACGAATAATGTTATTAATCTTTCTTTCTTGTGCTTTCTTTAAGCCTTCACTAACACTATCAGCAGCATCTGCTTCTATAGAATTAAGTTTTCTTTGGTGATATGCATTTTCTCTCTCAATTGCTTTATCAAATTGGTCATATACTCTTGCTTCTTGACTCTCAGAGAACTTATTCTCTTGAGCCCTTCTTTCTGCATTCTTGTCAGCATGTTCTCTACCTCTATTAATATTAGCTATTACTGACTCATGTCTCTTATTTTCAGCATATCTTCTATAATCAGTTCTTTTTGTGGCTCTCTCAGTAGCTTCACTTTCCTCTTCTTCAGTAAGAAAAATTGCTTGATTAAAAGGTGCCTTAGAAGAATTTTGATAGATATAATTCTTTAAGTGCTTTTCAAGAATTTCTCTGTGATTCTTAGTGTATTCCCTAGCTGCTTGGTCAAAGTTTTCAACATTTGTACTCTCAGGACCCAACTGACGCATTATAATACTACTTTCTTTTCTCATTAAGTAGAATTTATCAACATCAAAGTCAGAACCAGTTAATAGAGTAATATCATTAGGTAGCATAATACCATCACCAGCTTCTCTGGGTAAGAAGCCTACAATCTTAAGAGGTGCCATAGAATACTTATCCTCAGTAGGAATTCTATAACCAATCATCTTAAGAAGGTCTGGATTGATTTTCTCAATAACCTCTATATCAATGTTACCATTTTTATCAGCAAATTTCTCAAAGAGTTCATTGCTAAAGATAGGAGCAAATACTTCATAGTATGCAATTCCTGCTTGATTTTCCTTTATATAACGCTTATAATCTTCGTCATTAAGCACATCTATATTAGAGAGTACTGTATTTGCTATTTCTTCTGTTCCTTGTTCTTCGGAATATAAAGATTGGTTTTCCCGTGCAGAAACTTCCCTGGTTTTACTCCATGTTTCATAAGCCTCTCTTCTAGCTGTTGAATCCAAGTACCTTGATTGGATATATTCTCTTTCTGTTCCATTGTAATTATTTCCTAAATTATTAATTAATACATCAAACTTATCTCCAAATTCTTGTGCATCTTTAGAAAATGCCAGTATTGTTATTTCTTTAGATGACTCATTAAGTGTGTAGTCAGTAAAACCAGATTGTTCTATTAAATCAGCCACACCCTTAATATCATTTACTGATATCTTAAAAGCAAGAGCATCTGCTTCTTCAGCAGTATCAACGGCATTATAAGATATAACTGATTCTTGTCTTTCATGCCCAAGGTCACCAAGTAAAGAAGCAAACATGTCTACCTTCTCAGTATCAAGAGTATTAAACTCAAAGGTATAAGAAAGTTCTCTAACTTGTTGTCCTGCTGTTTTTCCTTCTTGAAATTGAAAACCACCAGTATTAGTAAAGATGCCTTTAATTGATAATCCGAGAGATTTAGCAATTCTATTAGCCTGTTCTTTAAAATCTCTTTCTACAGCTCTAGTTATATCCTCTTTATTTTCATTGGTAATTCTGGTGTTATAATAGGGTGCTACAGTAGCAAATGTAGAATTAACTCCAGTTGGTTTTTGTCTCTCTTTATCCCACTCAGCTCTAGTTTTAAGTAAATTTCCATCTTTGTCCTTAAATCTAATATTAAGTTCTCTGGAAGTACCAAAATTAGTAACCTGAACAACTGGACCTCCAGCAATTTCTTGTTTATTAATTCTATTTTTTATAATAGAGTTAATGAGCTGTTCAATTCTCTTTGCTTGAATAGGGTCACCAAGAGGAATATTAAATTCTCCAGTTTCACTATTAACTGTACAGGCAGCAGCTAACTCAGCACCATATCTAGGGGAAGAAAGAACTTCTTTAAGAAGTATATTTGACAGTGCAATGTTTCTATCTTTCTTACTTATAAAGTCATTTCCAATTCCTAATTGTGCTGCAAGGTCTTCAATACTTGCATTAATATTCAGAGCAATGTTCTCTTCATATTCTGCCTTAAACTCTTCAGCTGTAAGTCTTTTTTCTTCACCTCTGTCAAAGTAGTTATAAGTTACTACTTCACCCTCACTATTTACAGATTCTAAGTCTGAAGGAATGATATATCTTATCTGAGAGCCATGTGCTTGATAATGGTCTTTAAAGTGTTCAGGAACTTCCTGCTGAATTGCATAGTTTTCAAAAGGCACTTCATAAACATAAGTATCTGTGTTGTAGCTTCCATCTTCATTATAAATGGCTTGAGTTAAGGCTAATTTAGCCATAGTCTCGCCCCCCTTCACATTATAAAACTGCTTAATGTCGATAGCAGCCATTAAACCAGATTTACAGGTAGATTCAAACTGAATAGTATCAATACCCTTAGTACTATCTTTCTCAGCACTTTCCTCCATCACTTCATAGATTGCTCTAAGAAGATTAGGTTTTCCAGTGTCTTCTCCCTGAAGGATAGCATCAGCCATTATAAGAAGATACTCAGAGTTTTTAAACTGAACAGGAACTTTTAAATTAGTTAAAGGAGTGGCAATATCTCTTCTAGCAACATCAATTCCAGGTTTAGATATCTGACCATATACAAAAGGCTTAAGTGGCTGAAAAGCAGTTTGCAAATCATTATATGTATATTTGCCCTCCTTAAGTTTATTGTATATTTCCTCAGATTTTCTACTCCATTTACCAAATATAAAAGCCTTCTTTCTATAAGAAGTTGGAGAAGAATATCCTTGAGCATCTGCAACATTAATGTAGTTGAATTGCTCTATAATATTCTCATAAGTAGCAGCTGCAGCTCTATATTTACCATCTTCTTTAGAGACACCACTATTCTCAAGCTCCTTAAGCTTTCTATCAAAAACAATTCTTAAATTATCTTTAATATTAGAGACAAAGTCATCAAAGTCCTTAAGAAGAATAGTTCTAAATTTACCATCAGTAACTCTCTTACCACTATAGTCAGTAGCTTCTACATTAGCTCTAATACCTGGAGCATGAATTTGTGCTAACCTTTTCTGTAAATCCTCAGCATCTTTATAAAATGCAGGGTCTGTGATAGTAAGCTCTAGAATATTCATAGCAGCGAAGGTGTCGTTCCACACAAACTCTCTAAGTTTAGTCTCTACAGCAGCATCCTCTTTTCCAACATTAGCAATTTGTTTTGCACCTTCAAATATTCCATTAGACTTCCAACTTGTGATAATAGCATCAGCTTTAGCATCCATACTTGTCTGAATTTCTTTTGCAACAAGTTGACTCATCTTAGAGTTTTCTTCTGAAGTTAAGCTTGCAGTTCCTTCTTTAATTGCCTTATTAATCAGGTTTCCTAATTCTGTATTTCTACTACTTCCATTCTCTAAATATTTATTAAAGAAATCAAGCATCATGAACTTCTTACCATTCTTATCAAAGTTCTTGATGAAATTAGGATTCTTCTTATCATAGTCTCTAATATCAACTGTTTGAATTCTACTAAGCTCTTGTTGGAATATTCTACTAAAACCATCCACTAATTTGGGTTTCATAAAGGCTCCAGTATAAGCATACATCCTTAAGAACTCAGAAGATGGTTTATTAGACATCATAGGTACTCTATACCATACAGGAACTGTATTACCTTTAGCATTATTAAATTCTGAGAAATATTCTGAAATAATGGATAGTGCATACTCTACATCAGACATATTTTTCATGTAGTTGTGCTTGTTGAAATTCAGCTGCACTTTATGCTTAAATAAATCTTTTCTTCCTGTCTGTGAAGGAGTACTCTCCAAAGGCATTCCATCAAGAGTTTCTAGCCATACATTTCTCCAGCTACCATCAGAATTCTTAAACCATGCATATTGACCATACTCTGTATCTAACCACTCTTGAAATCTAGCATCTTCACTAGTAAAATGGTTCATCATTACTGTGAGATATGATGGAGTAACATAAGATTGATACATCTTACCACTGTCATAGAATGATGACACTGCAGTTTCCTCTAATTTCTCAGTAAGAGGCTTTAAGAAATCTCTAAGGTATCCACCAATACTGTTTTCTCCTTTAAATTTGAATGGGTCATAATTTTCCTTAGTTAATGCTGCATTTAAATTAGCTGAAATAGCTTTTAATTTATTAACTAAGGTATTAAATGTGGCGTTACTATCAAGTGCTAAATTAACAAGATTAGCGTCAGTTGTGTGTCCCAAAGCAGTTGCAGCCTTAAGTATTAGGTCAACTATTTCGGCTCTGTCATTTTCTTCAAGTTTATTTTTAGCCTTCTCAAACAGTGTATCAGTAATTGCAGTAAGAGTATCAAGTGAATCCTTCCTTATTTTCATATTGTCAAATAAAGGATGGTTATTAGTCTTGAAGGCCACTTCTATAGCTTGAACAGCATCTGTTAAAGCTGGGTGTTGATTAACTTGGATGCTTTTATATTCATACTCATTTGTTTTGCTATTCTTTTCTCTTAGAATTATAGAATATGGCTGGAAGGCTTTTGCAAAGACTCCGTAGAATTGGCTCTGAAAATCAGCTTCATTTCCACTATTATCTTTAAGTCTATCAGTAATTTGCTTGACCCAAGGATTCTCTGCACTCTTACTATCAAGTATTTGAAGCATGTGACTTAGGCTCTCTGCACCTCTTGTCCACCTAAGAATAGAAGCTGTAGCATCCTTAGCATTCATTCTCTCTGCTATTCCAAATTCACTAAGAACATACTCTTCAACACCAGTTTCTGGATTAATTCTTATTTGGAAACATTTATTTAAAGCTTGCTTAACTAGCTGAGACATTAATGACATTATATCAAGAGTTCTTGACTCAATTTGCCAATGCTCCTGTAAGCTGCCTTCATTCTCTAAAATAGTAGCTGCATCATTTGTATTATTATAGTCCTCAGTAGTAGGTACCATGTCCTCTACTATAGAAAGTTTATTGTCTACAGAGGTAATAGCAAAGTCTTCTACAATAGCAAATGCATCATTAGCAAATCTAATAATAGCATCAAAGTTGTCTCTAATAAGCTGTGCTTTCTTAATAAGTTTTCTATTATTAATATTTGGATTTCCCTCTGGGGAAAACAACCTTGCTTTAGTAAATTCAATTAGCCTTTCTGGGGTAAGATATTTAGCTAATTCTACTCTACTCATTCCCTTTATTCTCTCAATCTCTTTCTGCTGCTCTTCTGCAGTCATTGGTTTACCCTCTTTAACTCCCAGCTCAGGAAATATCTCAAATACTCTGGATGGATTTTCTAGAAAATCTGTAATACTATCACTTAAGAAATATACAGCTTGCTCTGCAACATGTCTCACCTCAGTGTTAGACATTAAGTCACTATCAAGGAGATTATTTAATTGAGTAATCATTTTCGATGTAGCATCTTGGAATTTAGATAACTCAGGTCTTACCTCTACAGGCTTAACTACTGATAGTCCATCTTCATCAACACGAGCATCTTCTGTAGGGTTACCCTCTTCATCAAATAAGAGTCCCTGTCTGCTATCAGAATAATAGAATTCTCCGCCAACCAAAGAAAGGAAGTCCCCAAAGTTCTCCATTTCATCCATAATGAATTGTATAGCTTCTACATCTGATATAATAGAGGCGTCTAAATTAAGGTTACTACTTCTTAGAGCAGCATATACTGCATCCATAAAGGAGGCATATTCCTCAGAATTATTACTTATTTCTTTAGCAATTTTGGCAACATTAAGAGCACTCCTGGGAAGAGTTACTGTTCTATTATTAAATTCAAAAGGTTCTTCATATTCCGATTCATATAGTTCAGAAAGAATATTTAAAGAAGGCACTGAAGTTTGTGAGGCCATTTTATCTGAGGCTTTAGCTGCGTCACTAACATCTTTACCAACATGGACAGGAGAATCCACAGCAAGAGAACTCCAAGTAGACAGTGGTATAGTTACCTCTTCATATGGTGAATTTTCTGAAGAAAAAGTATCATCCCACAATACACTTACTTTCTTAAGAGTTTCTGAAGATACTCCAGGAAGTACAATGCTTTCAGTGATGAATTCTTTCTCATAATCACTAATTTGAAGTCTTTCTTTATTGAATCTAGTCTTCTCTTCAAATCCTACAGAGAACTCAGTATCAGATGTATTTATTAACTCTGCTAATTCTCTAAAAGTCATATCAGGCTTAATGGTATCCAAATCAATAATTTGATTACCAGTCATAGGATTAACTCTATAGAATAAGTTTCTAAACCAATTGATAAACTGCTTTGCATATTGTACAAAGGTTTTTCTCTGAGATTCTTCTGTTGTATTATACACTTCCCTAAAATTACGAGCTAAAGCCTGAGTAATTAACTCATTCTCACGGTCTGCAACAGAGAAATCCTTGTTAGAGTAATTAGAAACAATGTCTTCCCAAAGCTTAGGAAAAGTTTCTCTAGCTTCAGCAAGTAATCTATTATACAAGAAAGGATTCTCATATTTAAGAGTGGCTGTAAATGGATGCAAACACTCTTCAATAGCAATGTCTTGGGTGAATCTTCTACCTATAAGATATACCTGACCATTCTTTACAAAGCTATTTTCATTGGCTTTAAGTTTTCTCCCTAAAGCATTCTCTGCTTCTTCTATTGTTGCATAGTGTACTCTTCCTTTAAGGGCGGGAATTCTAGCTTGTAAGAAATCTACAGTTTTCTTTATATCTGCTAGCTTCTTATTTCTCTCTTTTAAAATAGCATCTTCTCTATTATTAAATATGACCCTCATGGCATTTCCTTCCTTAGTTCTTTCAAAACTCACAGCAGTAGGAGAAATACCATTCATCCTTAGAGTTGTATAGATTTCATTGATAATAGACTTCATAGAATATGTGCCATCTCCCTTAGTAACATACATTGCCTTAGCATCAGTATTTCCTAAAGAGGGGTCATATGTATGAATAAGACCTTTATCTCTTAAAAATTCTCTAAGAGACTTTCCTTCAATATTATAATATATATCATTAGTTTGAGCATCAAACTCACCGGAGTTTTCAGTAGCAGATTTTATTTGGTTTGGTTTATACACCATGAATTCAAAGCCTGTTGACGGAGTTAATTTCCCATCAGGGATGTCATTTCCTATAATACCGTCAGCAGCATTCATATAGTCTACAGACTCCTGACTCTCTGCAAAAATAGAATACAATGTGTCTCTATGTAATGGTATGTCACCTGCCACCATAGGAGTTCTCATATTCAAAAATACCGGATACATCTCTTGCCCAAATTGTTCTGCATATTTTCTATCTGAGCTAAAAAAGAATCCACTGTCTTCTCCTATAGTGTATTTAGACGCAAATTCTCTAAACTTTTTACTACTACCATGATAAACAACCAAAGGCTCACCATTGTTATCAACCACTTGAGAAACTACACTGCCTTTTCTGTAGATTGGAATTTTGAAGGAATCACCATTGGATTTAAGAGTTACTTCTCTTGTTCCAATCTGTAACATGTCTCTACCAACATTATTCAGCCCCCTTACACCATCCTCAGAAAGACTGCCCCAAGTAGATACTATAGCACCCTCTGGAATTGCTTTTACAAGCTCTTCAAAGAGAATTTTTCTTTCTTCTTTAGTAGTAAAGTCTGTATTTTCAGCATTGTATTTAGCTCCCTCTTTTGAAGTTTTAAAATGAACACTATATTGTCCAAACTCTTCGTCTTTTACTAATTCAAAATACCCTTTGTTATGCTGGTCTTTAATATAAATTCTTAGAGTTTTGTTTTTACGATTTGGGTCACTTCTCCAAGCCTTATCCACTTCTTTAATATCCACTCTGGAAGTGTCTATTGCAGAGATGTTAAACTTATTAATACTAGAAGAAGTATTAAACTCACTGGCTCTCTCCCAATCACCAAACCAGTCTTTAAATGCTTTAGTCCTAACTTGGAGCCACTGTCTCTCAGTAAGATTGGTTGACTTTCCATTTGGTGCTTTCATAAAGGTACCATTGCTAATTGCAGCATCCTTTATTTCCTGCATTTCTGAGGAATATTCTCTTAATGCTAATGGTAACTCTGTAGGAGTAAAATCATTCATTATTGCTCTATTAAAGTCAAAGATATCCTTTAATCTCATCCAAGATATCTTAGCATCTAAAGCATTTTTAGGATTTGAAATAAGATAATCTACACCATTGTAATTATATGTAAGAGGGGCATATTTATCAGGAGTGACAAAAAAGTCTAATACCTTTCCTTCAACACCCTCAGAAAGTGAAACAAATTCTGTTTTCTTCCCATTAAGAGAGCCAAGAACCTCTCCAGTCTCATTATCCACTAGTCTAAAGAAACTCTCACCCAACTTAGATGGTTCTATACTGAATGGTCTATTTAAGATAACATAACTTCTAGTTGTTACTTCACCAGAGTCATCTGATATGACATTAGTTGATTGATAATTTGTGAATTGGCGTTTTAACATATCTTCCAATTGGGCTGCTGTCCAATTTGGAGAAGCAAAATCCAAATCATGAAAAGGATTTTCTGCTGGGCGAAGCACTCGTCCATAAATAGCTATAGAAGTTGAACCAGCTAATTGTATACCTTCAGAAGTCATTTTCTCAATAATACTCCTTTCATAGGGATTATTTTTGAATGCTTCATATACATTTACCGGAGTAGCAAGTTTTGCTTCTCCTTTTTCTCCAGGTTTGCTTAAAGAAGCTATTATAAGGCCTTCATTATTAGACAATATTCCTCTTGCTGTTTTTTTAGCATAGTTAGTTAATCTCTCTTGAGCTAAACTAAGAGAGGACACCATTTCTTTTCTAGGTAAAATCTTATTAAAGAATTCTGAAATAATATTCCAAATTCTTTTAATAAAGGGGTCTTTAATTTCTTCTGTGTGTATATTATTTGCTTCTGCATAAAGTCTTCTAAGTTGCTTGGCTATTTCTTTTCCTACCTCTTTAAAATAATCAGCTTTAACTGGAGCAAATGGAGTGGTGTTATAAATATGTTTTACCCTACCCTTAGAGTCAAACATTTGTTCTCTTGTAAATTTACCATCTTCAACAACTCTCTCTGCAATATAATTCTTAACATCTGGATTATATTGCATCATAAAAGCAACGGCTTCTCCAACCGCATCTGGAAGGTCTTCTGCACTCCTAGCTTTAATGACTCTGTCTACAGCATTAAATAAAGGAATATCTCCCTGATACTCTTCTATATTAATACCAAAATTATGAACAAAGTCATTCAGCATATTATTAAGAGTGTTATTCTGAACTCTATCTGTAAATACATTAAAGTTGGGGTCATTAAGAATAACACTACTTAGAAACTGTCCCGCTCCTAACTTATGTGCCTCAGTATTAGGGTTTTGAGCAAGAAACTCATTAATTCTATTAAGAGATTCTATTTGGTACTCGTTATTAGTAAACTGATTAGCTCTATCCTCTGCAGATGTTCTTGCATTAGATAATTCAGCAGATTCATTATATACTATAACATCTGCTTCAGACATCATACTTAAATTAGCAGTAACTACAGTTTTACCTTCTGCAATTTTCTGTCTAATTAACTCTCTATATTTAGCACCAATTTCTCGTTTCTCATTAAACCCAAGTAACTTAAAGGCATCGCCAGCTAATGATGTAGGCACCCCAAGTATTTGTCCTAATAAGTAATCAGAGTCAATTAAATTAACATTGTCCGCAATACTAGTTTTACCAGTGCCAGATTGGGCAAAGATTAGTTTTCCCTTATATTGTTCTTTTATAAGAGTTTTCATTGCAGCAAGTGAAACCTCATATTTGCCACTATGGTTTTCTTTTATTCCTATATGCTTTGGGTCAAAATACTGAGACATTTCATTTGCTATAGCTCTAGCCTCTTCATAGGTATCTACAACAAATGGTCTACTATATTTTAAATCAATTAATTTTTGAGCTTTCTCAGAAATCTCAGTAAGGGGTTCACCAGTAACTTTAGACAAAATATAAGAATCCGAAGGGAATGAATTGACATTCCCCTCGGTATTCATATACTCATGTACAATATTTTCTAAAGAGGACTCACTAATATCTAATCTCTTAGCAGTATCCTTAAATTCTTTAGAATTAGTATTTACACATACACTCATATTATCTACAATCTCTAATAAAATTTATCCAATCCTCAACATTGCTCACTCCAGTAATGGTAATATTATGTTGCTTAAGTATTTCAGCATCAGATGCAAAGTCACCAGTTATACCCCAGCCCTTACTCTCTAATACCTTATACAGTTCATCTCCATACTTAGTACTCTTAGCAATTGCATCAAAGGTAGTTAAATTTTTTGTATTTTGCAACTCAGAAAGTGATTTTTTTCCTAAGTCCATAATAACTTCCTTAGACTGTTGTGGTTGTGATTCTTTAACTTCTTTAACAACTTCTTCTGTAGTAGCTGCAGCTGACTCATTTAATCTTTGATATAGTACCTCTAGTGCTGCTATAGCTCTTTTTGTATGTAATTCTATAAGAGCTAATGGTCCTCGCAAAGCTTCACTGCTTTTTTCTCCTGCAGACTCTTTCCTACGTTGTTCTAAAAATTTTCTATCTTTCTTCAGTGCCTCTCTCATTTGTTCTATTTCTGAGAGTAGTTCTTCTGTGGACTTCTTTAAATCATATTCATGTATTTTATAATATTTACCATTTTTAATCTCACCTCTAATCCTAACACTAGTTTCATAACCTACTTTATCTAAAGACTTATCCTGAATAGGTCTAAATTCATCTAAATACTCATCCAACTGTTTTTGTGTTATGGGTTGTTGCTGTGTCTTAGTGGAACTAACTGGAGGAGCTTCAAAGTTTCCTACTGCTTGCTGATTAATCTGTTCTAAAGTAATATCTTCTAGGCTCATTTCCATAGGAGATACCACAGAAGTATCCTCTCCTAAATCTACATCTTCAAGATTCTTGGCTCTAATTTGATTTTCAACTTTACGCTGTACCTCAGCAAAAATAGCACTAGATTCTTCAACTCCTAATTCCTCAATATTTCCGAAACTATCTCTTGTAACTACTATGTGTTTTCCATCTCTTGTTATAACGTCATAATATTCTTTACCTTTCTCAGCATTAAATGGTCTCCAATTTCCTTCTTGGATATCTCGATTATAATAGCAAGACCTCTCTAAAGCAGTTCCTGGATTTACCTTAGTTCCAGTGTTGTTATTAACCCACTGACCATTTTCAAGTCTATAGGTAGTATTTTCAACTCTAACACTTGTGTACTTTCTAAATTCACTCTTACCAGTACCGGGAACAGCATTTCCAGCAGGAGTTATCATTATGGGTTTACCAGAGGCATCAGTCATGTAGATGGAATATGACATTCCTGCAGTTCTCATACTATCAACAGTGGTCATTAGTGCTCCAGAATCATCATAGACTTTTAGCATTGTAGGGTCATTTAAAGATTCCAAAGGAATATTAATTTGGAAATTAGCATTTTCCAAATCTTTAAAGAACTGCACACTATCAAATTCATTACCTAACTTCTGGACAATATCTGGCATCCCTTGCCTCCTAATAGTAAGTACATTAGCATCTTTTTTACCAATAAGAATATTTTTAGAATCATTTAGTACTAACAATCCACATAATTGTTTTATGGCTTCCAACCTAGTTTCATAACTAGTACTAAATAATTGTGCAATGGTACTATTAATCATCTCTTTAAGAGGACTGTCTTCTGCTAAATCTCTGTACATAGCAGGTTCTATCATTCCAGGGATTTTGTTTCCATTAGCTGTGTCAATTAAAATGAAGGTTCTACCTCTATTATCTTCAACATTTCTAGGAGGGAAAACTTTAATATTTGACTTAACATTTTTAGTAGTTGCAAAGCTCTTTTGCCCAGCTTCTCCTGTTTGTATACCAAACATTGCTTGTTTAAGAGACATTCCAGCAGATTTTAACAACTCACTAACTTTCTTTAAAGTAGGAGCCTCTTGCCCTAGTCTTTGGTTAACTATTCTACCTGATGTAGTATTTTGAACTTGACTATATGCTACTGGGTCTACATAATAATCAGCATCTTTATTATTTGCAAAGTAGGCATCTCTTCTTTTGTTAATAGGAGCCTTCATTGTATCATAGGCTTTCCTCTGAGCAATGTTACCATTCTCAAATCCAGTTATTCCTACAACTAACCAAGATTTCCCATCTACTTGAATAACTCCTCCTCTCTCCTCTTTATGATATTTATTTCTTAGCTCAGGAGTTAATTCTATGACATTGATAAAATTGTTCTGAAGTTTATAACCAATATCCGATTTACGAGGATTGAATTTCATAAATCTAATCTTAATATCAGGGTTATCTTCTAAGATTCTACCAAACTCTTCATCAATAATTTCTTGTATCTTAATATTATTGTTTGTAATCCACTCCTTATACTTTCCAAATATACTATTAGGATTCTCAGGTACTTCTATTTCTACTTTTCCACCTTTTAAGCCATCAATAGAATATATTACATATCTATTTCCAGAAATGGTATAATTAGTATCTTCTACAATTTTATTACCCTGCTCACTAACATCAACAGTAGGAACACTAATTACTTTAGATTCTTCTGCAGCAGCTTGGTGCTCAGCAGACGGAGAATTAATTTTTCCATCACTATCTACTGATAAATTAACATCTTCTATTTGTGTTAATTCAGCACCAGAAGGATTACTAATGGGAGAGTCTTTCGTTGGTTGCACTGCTCCTTTAGGAGTTAAATTAGAATTTTGAGAAACAGTTATCTTCGCCGATTGAATCATTTTACCATCTTTATTAAGCTGGGGTCTCCGAACAGCAGTGATAATCTGTTTACCTGGTTCTAGAGTATCATCTTCAACAAAATTGGCAGTAACAATCATTCCATCATGATAAGGTTTTCCGAGCATATCAATATACTCTATCCCTGCAGCTTTTAGCTCATCCTTAGCTTTCTGTACTTGGGTGTCTTCTTCAGCTGTTGTTTCGGCTCCTCTATATTTATTTGTGTCGTAAAAAGCTATAGCAGAAGCTTTCTCTTCTAAAGTAGTAGCAGCTGACAAATCTCGAAGACTTTTCTTAATTTGTTTATCTCCCCGTCTATTATTTTCTGGGGAAGGCTCTTCTTTAGTTAAAGAGTTTCTATACTTTTCTGCAGAGAACCTATCTCTACCAGTAGTACCATCTTTATATTTAAACTCTAAAACTATTATATCCTCTTTTTCAAATCCTACTACAGTAGCTTTACCACCAGTTTTCTTATTATATACAGTATCACCTACTTTAAATCCTTCCCAATGATAATTCTTACCATCTTTCTTTGCTTCTTCTTCAAGTCTCTTAACTTCTGCCTCTTGCTTTCTTTGTCTTTCAAGTTTTCTATCTCTAATTTTAGTAGCATCTCTTTGATGACCCAGAGACTTCATATTCTCTAGAATCATATCATATTGACGCTTAGCTACAGCATCTGTTTGAATATCCATCAAACTTTCTAATGCAGCCATTGCTTCTGTACTATTATTGGCATCATTAGTAGCTTCAACTACTTGTTGAACAAGTATAGCTCTGACTGTAGGATTAGAAACAACAGTTTTTACAGCTTCATATGCATCTTCTCTTATTTTAGCAACATCTCTTAATCCAGAAAGAATATTACTTTTCTTAGGATTTCTTTTAATGTAACTGTCAAGATGTTTACTCTTCATACCTAACTCTTTTGAGTTAAGAGATTGTTTAGCTATAGATAAGAGTTCTTCATCAGTGGTAGCACTATCAAATTTTCTATAGGCATCTTCAAGTCTTCTTTGAGCAAAAACCTTCTTTAGTTGCTCTTCCCTACCAGTCACTATAGTAGTATAGTAAGCAGAGGCAGCATCAGGATTCTCTTGAATTCTTCTATATGCTTTTTTATTATCTTTAATTCTAGTACTAAGTGTAGCGGCATCAGAGAGTAATTGCTCTGCATCTGGGGTTCTAGTTTTTAATATAGTAAGAGCTTCATCAATAGCAACTTGCTGCTCTGCAGAATAATTATTTCTATTCTTTTTGTCTAATATAGTATTTCTATCAACAGGGTTTAGGCTAAGTATTTGTTCTGCAGATAATACTGGAACTTCCCCATCTTTAAAAACAGAGGCATCTCTTTTTAGTTCTTTAGCTTTGGCATCTGCCTCTCTTCTGGCTTCTAGTACAGACTGAAGCTGTAAATTAAACATTAGGGCCAAATTCTTTAATGCCGTAATCTCCTCAGAAGTGGCTTTGGGGTCTTTTAAAATATCTTGATATGCTTTAGTAGCTGCTGCAAGAGACCTCTTCTGGTTTTCTATCTGCTTATCAAGGTCTCTAACTACTTCTTGATGAGCATTCCATTGCCTTTCAAATTCTGCTGAACTTCCATATGCAGCTACAGCATTGTGACCTCTATTAAGTAAGTTTGAACTTCTTTGCCCAGATGCTGCATCTGGTTTACCAGATAGTGTATTCTCAATAGATGTAAGTCTTTCTTGCCAAGCCTCATCCATAACAAGTTGATAAACCATTTGCTCTTTTAATCCGGAGTTAATATCTTTTCCTAAGACACTGTCTTCAAGAGATTGTCTTACTTTGCTAATTTTTTTATTCATCTCCTGAAGAGACTTAGCATTCTTTTTAATTCTTTCAGCAGCAGCGGCACGAGCTTCTTCACCTTGACCAAATGTTTTATTCCCCGGTTGAGACAAAAATGCTGTTATTTCTGCATCTGTAATTTTGCCGCTTGCTAGCCTATCAATTTCTTCTGCTGCGTGTTCTATTAATGGATGTTCTGCAATCAGAGGAGCAGACCTTAGTCCATTCATAGTATAAAGTAATTCAAATGCTTGATTTGCTTTAGCATCTGCTCTTTGAATATGACTTCCAGATATATCAGCATCAGCTACACTATTTAATCCTATAATTAATTGATTAATATTCTCTAAAGCATCTTTATGGTCTGCAACTTCTTTATTTACTATGGGTAACTTTTCTGCAGTTCTTGCTTGTTTGCCCATCTCTTCATAATACGCCTCTAAGAGAGGATTCATAAACCACTTATTAATCCATTCACCAGCAGTTAAATTATTTGCATCCTCTCTATTCATCTTCCTCAAAGCATCAGACCTTTCTGCTCTACTAAGTCTAGGCATTACAGATATTGGGGCACCTAAAGCTCCAACAAATCCATCATAAAATGACTGCCTATCTCCTAATGCTTCCATAGCTCCACTATATCCACCCCCCAAACCTTCAAGGAAGGATAGTGTATAATCAGAGCTTGCTACAGCTTTAGTAGCATCATATTTACTTTGAAGATAAGAGTTGTATTGTTCAAGTCCAAACCCTTTGCCAAATCCTACAGTTACATCATCAAAGTAGTTTGATGTAAATCCTCCCCACACAGGTTTAATGGTTGACCATACTTTGTTTAAAACAGGACTATCTTGTAATAAGCCATCTGCTCCAGTAGCTACCTTCGAATAATTTGTATTATCTCCTAAAGCAGCTCTAGTACCTTTATCAAATAGGTACTTTCTAAAGGTAAAGTTAGCTAAAGCCATTCTTAATTCCTCTATAGTAGCATCTACCATATAGGCATTTGCTGCAGCTTTTCTTGCTACCTTTTCGTCTTCTGCTCTAGCTTTTATAGAATCATCACTATTATGGAATTGCTGTGTGTGGTAATTAATAAAGTCAGCTTCAACACTTTTCCTAATTTCTTCCTCAGAAATGTCTGGATTTTGCTTCTTCAGTTTAGCTATGACATCGTTTATTTCTTTTTGAGACTTAGGAGACTGCATAAGCTCTTCAACATAAGATTTAGCTGCAGCATCCCTTTTAGTATCAAGAGATTCCATCATTTGTTGATAGGCTTGCTCATAAGTCATTACTCCATAGGACTCAGCTATACCCATACCAGAAGCAGCTACAGTACCTATTGCACCAGCAGTATTAACAACTTTACCAAAACCCAAGCCTCCAATCTTTGTTGCTCCAGCAGTGGCTGCTGAACTCATACCTCCAAGAAGTCTTCCAGTTAAATAATCAGACCATACAAACTTACTCATTTTAAGAGCCTCCTTAAGAGTCTCTGTACTAAAGAATGGAACTACTTCATCAGGAGGTCTAACTGTAACCATTGGAGAGATACCACCATTAGCATCAAACTCTGCTATTTGTAGGGGGTCTAGTGTATTATACTCATCTACTTTTGACCAATAATATGGATTGTCCCAGTTGTCTGAAAACCAATTAAAGATACTAAATACACCATTATCTTCGTGTTGCTCTCTATCAGTACCATCAATATTCTTTCCACTAAGTTTATATGCTAAAGCTTCTGAACCATACCAAGCCTCTGTAATAAGATTCCCTACAGCATTAACCTTATTCATAATATTAGCAATACCTCCCAAAGTAACATTAAGTCCTACATCGGTTATCCAGTTTCCAAAGTTTTCATGCTCATTAGCATAATCCATCATGGAAGTTTCTAGATTCGAAATAGCATCTGTTACACCATATTTATTTGCAAGAACTTGCCAAGTAACATATTCTCTGAGTTTATCAGAAGCACTGAAATTCTTAAATCTATTAGTATCTTTAAGGGCATTATATGTCCTTGAGCCAGGCATCTGATAGTCTTCTACTTCTCCAAACTCTGATGTTCCTTGAACAGTTTGAGGACGAGCAATATTATCATACATGGTATCAATTCTACTAGGATTAAAATCAGATTTAGCTAGAATTTCTCCAATCAAATTGAGCTGTTGTTCTGTATTTCTTCCAAGTAGAGTTTTACCTTGCTCAGGAGTAATTATTCCATTAAGAGCCATATAACTAACAACGCTGCTAGGAGTTTCTTTTCCATCCATAACATCTTGAAGCATGTTACTAGCTTTAACCCAAGCTTCTTGTGCATTAGTATAGAAGTTAAAAAGAGCATCTATATCTTCTTTAGAATCTGCTACTTTCTTTTTATTATCTTTAGCAATAATGGCTTCAATCTCTTCTTCTCTACGGGTAGCTTCTTTTTTCTCCCAAACATCTTTAGTGTCCCATGTAGTAATGCCTCCAGTACCAGGAGCAGCAGGAGCAAATTTAGCAGCCTCTTGCATTCCTTTGGCATATGATTCATACAGAATATCTGATTGCTTTTTGCTTTCCTCCTCATTTAAATACCCAGATTCTAGGAGCTCTTGTTTACTATCTGTAGTAAGACTATTTAAAACTTGGAAGTTACTATCATTCTTATAGTAATCTCCAAATGCATCATTTACAACTTTGTCTTTATATAATTCACCTAAAGTATCTATATCATAAGTGTTATAAACCTCTGGTCCTAAAGTCTCTAGATAATTATTGTTTCTAAAAGCGATGCTCATCTCTAGAGGACTTACTCCCTTTGCTTTAGGATGTGATTCAAGCCAAGAAGACTGCTCCTCTTGGCTTAACTCATTCCATCCGCGCAAACCTTTTAATCCTTCTAAACCTTTAGGTTTTATTATTCCTTGATAATTAGGAGTTGACATACTTATACTTTTATTCTATTCCTATCTTTTTATTATTATAAATGTTCTGAGCTTCCGTTTCAGTAAGTCTCTGAACTTTCTTATCACTAATTACCCATTCATAATTTCTATCTCCCTTATTGCCTGCTATCTGTACAGTAAGCTGATTAAGTTGTGGAAGATTCTCCATTATAAGCGGTGATAAATCTTTATCTTCTACATTTACATTAGAAACATTTATTCTATTTAAAATAGCCCTTTGAATATCAGGATCTGTAATATCCTTTATGGCTACAGTCTGTAAATCCCCATTCTTAAAGATATCAGCCTCTCTAACTTTATTCCAATCTGAATAAGTTGTTGTACCCTTCTTTGTATGAACTGTAACTTCGGGTGTGGTTATAGTGTAATCAGTAGAACTTCCTGAAGATGGAGTTCCTGTAGTTTCACCATTTGGTCCTATCCATTTACCTGTGGAGTTTTGAGTCCAACCCTTTGTAAGTACAATATTACCATCTTTATCCCTCTTAGGTCTTCCATCACTATCAAATTGATATTGAGGATACTGTAATTGCAGTTTCAATAATTGGTCTGCTTTACTGTCATAATACTGTGCCCATCCAAGAGGATTGTAACCTCTGTCTGCTTCATATTTATGAGTAACAGAGCCTAAACCAGCACTAGCCCCTCTAAGAATAGCATCATCAATACTAGACTGTCCTTCTTTAGAATAGTTGTCATATCCAATAGCATTTTTCTTTGATATAATGGAATCTCTAAATCTTTGGAGATTATCTTTCTCTTCTCTACTAATGCCTGGATTTCTCATCATTCTACTCCAAGTATCATCATCAGTTAATATTGAATCTAACTGAGCTGCTGTTAAACCGGCTTCTGTAGTAACATCATAATACCCACCTACAACTTTACCATTTTGGTCTAATACTTTATTCCAAGTATCTCTAGTAATAGATTTAGCTCTCGTTGCAAAATCAGTTGCTATATCTTTAGTAATACCACTTAAACTAGCACTCTTCTGATTAGGAGTTGCTCCATTCAAAAAGTCTCCTATTCTAAGGTCATCTTGTTGATACACATAATCATCTCCCAGTTTAGCTCTTCTTTCTCTCTCAGCATTTAATCTATCTTGAGCATCATTAAGAGCTGTCATAGTTCTACTATAATCTTTAGCAGTACTCTTAAGTCTACTCTTCAGTCCAGTAGATAGTCCACTAGCAGCTAATTCATCAGAAATATTTTTAAGTCCAGTAGTAGCATTGTTATACATATTATATGCTTTACTATCTAAATTTTGGTCTAAATAATCAGGAGAGAATTCCTTTGCTGCTGCAGCATCTAAGGCAGCCTCTTGCTCTTTATAGGCCTCACCATACATTTGATAAGGTTTAATTAACTCATCAAATGAATATGGTCTAAATTTATTATTGATTACAAAATAATTCGCCATAATATTAATAAGTTAATCCTTTCTTTTTTCTCTTTATTTTGCCACCATTTGCAGACATTGTAGAGGAGGTTAGTGCTTTCCTATATGCTAACCACTCTTTGTCAGTCCAATCAGTAGGTTTCTCTGATAGAGTACCAAATACTCCAGCTCTAATTAACATGTCTCTCCAATCAAGTGCATCTTGCTCTCTGCCTATATTAGCAAGAGATTCTGCAAAGTTACCAAGATTCTTAGCTTTAACTCCCATCATTGCATTAGACATATCATCATTTGTCTTCTCCTGCTGAAGCTTAGCTTGAGCATAGCTAAGAAGATTGCTTGCATTCTCTGCACCAAGTTTAACACCTAATTCAGTATTAAATTGGTGAGTACCTCTATTGAACTCTTCAGCTTTAAGAAGTCTATCATAATCTTCAAGAGCACCTTGTCTAAGCAATTCACCTTGTGCAACTTGAGCATTATAATCAGCAGCAAGTAATGCAGCATCTCTACTAGGAGAAGTACTTTGCATAATTGCATTTCTTGTAGCAGCTGCTTCTTGTGCAGCTCTGTTTGCTGCATACCTAGTATCTGAATGAGTTATAGGGACAATGTCACCAAGAGGTGAAGCTCCAACAGATTGATATTCTGGAATATAATTTAATGGCTTAAACTTATTAGTTAGTCCAAAAGCATCAAGTCCAACAGCTAATGCTCCAACAGCAGGGTCAGCATATCTAAGATTACTCAATCTAGAGTTTCCATATGCAAATAAATGACCTCCCTTAGCTTTCTTATGTCCACTCTTATAGTTCTTTACTGCTTCTTGAGTTCTTGCAAGAACCATTGCTATATTTTCTAATCCATCTTGACTAATAGGGTCATTAGGTCTTTCCTCAGATTCTTTCTGTGCTTCTCTAAAAGCTTCAGCAAAAGTCATGTCTTTAGGACCTCTAAGTTTATATTTATTTCTCACTTCTTTAGGAACTCTTAATCTATTTGAAAATACAAAGTCATCGAATATTGCTTCTCCTTCTTCTACTAAATTAGGAAGTCCATCAGGAGCAATTCCCATTTGAACACCTTCATGTGGATTATTCTCATGAGTACCTCCTTGGTCAATCATAGTTACTCCATTAGTAAATTCATCAGACATTAATAGTCCACCATCAGCATGCCATCTAGCAGCATTTCTAGCAAAGTTTGCTTTCTTTCTCATAGCAGGACTATAGTTATCTGGATTAGCCAATACCTGAGATGCAAATTCTTGTACAGACTTTCCATGTTTTTTAGCAGCTGCTGTGAAAGTGCCTCTTTTACTTGGGGCAATATGAATTCCTCCACCATCAGCAAACATAAACGAAGGATTAAAAGCTGTATTACTCTTACTCTGTGCTTGCATCTGTTTAGCAAATGCATTGTCTTTTGCTATATCATAGGATGCTACGCCGTCTATATCATAACTATTAAACAATGGTCCTCCAAAAGCATGATAATTAGCAAGGAAATTACCATACTGAGTTTGATTATAATTATCTACAGCGGTATTAAATGTATTCAGTCTTCTTCTATTAGAAGCATCTATTGCTGCATTTATTTCATTTTGTCTTGCTCTAGCAGTTTTTCTCTTACCAAATATAGTTGTAAGCAAATAACTTGCAGGGTCAAAAACAAAATCTTGAAGCTCTTTACTATTAGTATTTATGTTTGAGTTATTCATAAAACCAATAGAATCATACTGAGAGAGAAGGCTTCCAGTATTAGTAGTGTCATATGCTACATTACCTTGTTGATTAATATAGTTTATTGCTTCTTTGGTTTTAGCATTAGTAGTCCACATCTTTCCTAGATGACTACCAGTTTGACTCCCCAATACTCCCTCAACAACTGCTTGAGGCTGTGTTGATGTACCAGCTCTACCAGCATCTATACCCCCACTTATACCTTGAGCTATGCTGTCAAACATTCCAGCAAAACCAGATATAGCAGAAGTAGTAGCCATAAAATTACCGCCTCCACTATTTCCAGTATTAAGATTGCCATTAGTGCCAGAAGAACTTGGAACAAGTCCAGAGGGATTTTGTTGTACTGCTCCAGTAGTTAGATTGCTACTATCTACAGCAGGAAGACCTCCATCAAAGAACTTATGTGTTTTCGGAAATCTTATATTCTTAAGCTTTTTAGTCATATAAAATAATTTTATGCTTCAAATATAGATAATATTTTTTATTTGTGCAATTAATTATTAAAAAAATTAGTGGGGCAATAAGTTATTTACTTACTACCCCACTATTTTTATTCAAAGTAATCTACTACTAAATCATGTAAAACAACTTTATAATTCTTATCTAAGTTGTCTTGAGATTCCGTTGATAACTTAAGATATAACCAAGGGTTTCTCATTCTGTCTCTACCATTTGCAGTGTGACCATTTTTATCTACATTCCACCTTGGAATATTGGCTCTCCAAGTCCTAAACTTTTTCTTTAAAGTAGAAGGTCTATTTACAGTATTCGCTAATGTTGAAACGCCTTCTTGATATTCATTCCATACTCTAAGAGTATCAAATGTCACATCATGCTTATAAACACCTGTAGTGCTATCGAATGTATCAGCATGAAATTCTAAGTTATTAAATATCTTATCTATTGTAGCATTAGGGTTTACTATGACAGTAGTCCAGAATGGTTTATATTCTCCATAAAAGTGATTATACAAACCTTCTCTATGCATAAATGGATAATAAGTATCATTATTATAATCTTTGTGAATAGCAATGCCTCTATCTTCTAGATTAGCAAAGTAAGAAGTACCACCATAATCATAGAAAGATGTGAATTGATTAGATGTTTCTGAGAATGCTAAAGCAGTATCCTTAGTAATAAATAATACTTCACCATTAACTTTGTCATAATAAGTAATGCAACTATCAAAGCTTACGGGATTCCAAATATTAATACTATTAACATTACTACTTATCCAAGAGTGAAATCCTAATCTATCAGATAAATTATTAAACTGCCCATTGAATAAATAGAGGTCTCGTCCTAGAGTATCTAAGAAATACAAGCCATTAGGAGTAGAACAAATTGACCATTTATTTGTACAACCAATCTTATTGCTTATATATCTTTTACCTGAGACTTTACCAGAGTTAGCAATTTCAATAGGAACTCCTGTAGTGGATGCTATCTGCACACTTTCATTATAGAGAATTTGTGAGATACCTTTATCTTGAAAAGCTAAAATATTATCATTAAATCTCCTTAATGCTCTCACAGACCCTAAGTCACCATCTAAGTCAAGAGTGGATGCTAATGTTATATTAGTCCAAGTATCTACTTCTTCACCCAATGTTTTAGTTTTAGTCCAAGTAATTGTATTAGGAAAATTGTTTAATAAGAGCTTATTTTCGTTTTCTCCTCTGTAATTAAAGAAGTTATTTTTTTGAGAGTAAACATCATTAAGCAAATTAAAGTTGCTGGGGGACATGTAAAGGTTATTAGTTTGTCCTCTATTTCTATCATATCTACCATCAATGTTTACTCTTGTTTCAACCATAAAGGAGAGAATGTCTACTATAGAGTTTTGGTCCTCCATAGTAAAGGGATATGTTTTTAAGCAATCATATCTCTGATAGTAAGTATCACCTTCAGACCATACTATTGAACAACCGGCATCACGAGAAATATATACAGATTCTCCCGCAGGTAACCACTGATTATTTTCAAAAGCTTCTTCAGTCTGTCCTCCAAATCTTTTGGTAGAATCAATTGTATCATTATATAACTCACCCATCCACAAATATCCTGTAGTTGGAGTAAAGCTATCAATGCTATCTTGGCTTGCTCCCATTATTTTAGAAGAAGCATTATCGTAATTGGGGTCCCAAAATAATGCATTGGTATAATAACTAGGACAGCATTTAGCTGTTGTATCTCCAACCATATTGGTATTATTATGAGTGGGTAAAATTCTTTGCTGTCTTCCTGTAGTATAGTTAAGAGCAATCACCGCATGGGGTGTTGACTTATACCTCATATATACAGGGTCATTACTGCAAGTTTGAACATCCCTACCACAATAATCATCTATATTATTATCAAACCTTCTAAGTCTGGCGTAAGGATTACCAAATATCCAGTGAGAGTCAGAACTTCTAAAGTTATGATTTTCAGCTTCAGTAAAGGAATGTTCTACACTAGAAGGATTTGTCTTCCCTTCCCAAATAGTTAAATCTGTTGAGCTTTTTGCTACTATAATAGGGTAGAATGAACTTGTGGTTGAATCCAAACCACTAAAGTTATCAGTATCTCTATCAAGAGCATATTGATTACTCCTAGGTTTTGGATTGGTGTGGAAGGTGATTATCTTATCAATATTGCCACTATAATTAATTTCTCCTATATTAGAGTTTTCAGGTTCAGGAAGTTTAATATTTGTAACTTCATTGGAATCATATACCATAACTCCAGAAATTCCTGTTTTTGTAGAACTACCTGTCTCATAAGCATACCAAGGTGTATTAAACCATTCTGTATAATATGAGTGTCTAAGAATAGACATTTTCTTCTGAAGAAGCATGGCAGATTTTGCTTGCCCCGATTCTACAGACCTAGTATTATTTAAAGAACCATTTCTGTGCCAAGGATAAACTATAAATCCAACATTCTTTTTTTCACTATTATCTACAGCAGAGCCATATAATTCATCTAGCCAATATGGGCCAGAAAGAGCACTTTTCCATCCATATCTGCCATTAGAAGTGAACATATAGGAAACTTTCTCTTTATATAATCCCGGAGTTGTATCTGTGTATTCGTTATCACTTCCTTTAGAGTAGTTTAGTGGTGGAGTAGAAACAGAAATGTCTATGTCTGATACATGAGATGTAAGAGGTATATACCCAACAATCCTTAACTTAAGATTAGAAAAGTCAATACTTCTTACTTCCTTATCAAACTCAATATCTGGAGAATGCATTGTTACAATAGATTGGTCTACATAGAAGCACTCTTTATTCTCAGATACCCATTGTGCAGGGTCACTACTTTCTGTATAACTCTCATTAACATCTTGTAAGAATGGCTCGGGGGGATGTGTAATGCACTGAATCTCAGCATTCTCCTTAGAGTTGCCTGGGATTTTCTTATTATGTCTGAATTCTGCCCATTTACCATTGTTAACAGTTGCTGCATTAATGACATTATCATTATACAAATCTCTACTATTAGACATGACAGGAGTGTAAGTAGCATCATATGTACCACCACTACTTATTAAATCACTGTTGTATATATTGCTTACTGGAGCATTAGGTCTAAAAAACCAAGATGACTGTACAGCAGGGGAATTATTATACCTATCTCCTACATTATATACTGTAGGGCAAAGGACTCCTTGACAAACAATTGTTCTATCTGTAATAGAGGGATAAACTATTACAGGTCTAATTCTTAAGTATCCTACGTCTAACAAAGCATTACTAAATATAGCAGAGAAACTGGTAGAGATATTAATCTTATAAAAATTACCAGAGTCATCAAGTATAGGGAAAGAACCATTGTTTACTTCATAGTCAGTCACCCAAATAGGTGAGGACCAAACCCCATATTGGTCTTGAAGTTGTACTCCAAGTCTGTAGGTTTCACCTACTTTAAAGGTAGTAATCTTTGAAGAGTCATATTGAAGCAGGTTATTATAAGTATATAATCCACTAGGTCTAGATAATCCTCCTACACTTCTTGTAGCATAAGCACTAGGAACAAGGTTTCTTATAGAATTTTTAATTGCTTTACTAACTGTCGGCTTTTTAATTTGAATGTCTCCCAAGAATAAAGTATTATCCTTTTGAGCCATTGTACCAAAAGAAGCAACTTGCCCACCTATAAATAACAACTCTGTGGGGTCAATAGTTTCCCCAGCATTACCATAATCTGTGTAATACATATAACCAGCTGTAGGTACTGCTAAATCTACAACTTTTCTAACATATGGAGTAGCATCTAAAGAGGTTCTATGAATACAATAGATTCTTAAGTATTCATATTTAGAGTCATACTGATTAATTTTAAAAGAGAAACTTACTCCAACTTTATCGGCAGCATCTGCACCTCTATCATTGTAAGACACATATAAAAGAGGAGATGTGTAGAATATGTTACTCTGCTGACCATATAAATTATAATAAGTCATGCAATACTGCACAACACCAGGAGCAAAAGAGCCATTGGTTACAAGGTTTCTTGTAACTTCAACTTCTTCTTTAAGGGAAAGTTTTTTTACAAAATCAAAGGAGTTATCATCCCACTTTGCTTTGGCAGCAGCACTAGCAGCAATATTAATTACTCTTGGCTGATTCTCACCATCAGTCCAATATACTTTCTTTAAATCACTATTTTCAAAGACAGTAATACACTCAATTGGATTATCTGTTGTAAATCCTAAATTGCCACTGTATAATACTTCACCACCCAAGTCAGTAGTGTCACTGAGATTAATCTTATAAATATTATCTGCAGTAGTCAAATCAGCAATTGTATACAATCTAAAGGATAATGTGTGACCATTAAAATCTGGAGCCTCATCATCTTCTTCCCAAGAAGATACATAGTAGAGACAGTCAAAGTTAAAATCAACACTCATTACAAGTACTGGGTACCCTCCATTAATAGGGGATAACACTTTTCTAATACCATCAGTATCAGTGAATCCAATATACGAATCTTCATCACCAAAAAAGTAGTTATAATCTCCTACGCTATATTCTTGGTCAAGATACTCACCATTACTATCATTCATAGCATCATTATAGGTGTAGTATCTCTTATATCTATTTGCAATACCTATATCAGTAACAAACCTTGTCAGAATTATAGGAGCTGGAGTACCCCCTGTTGTAAATAATACAAGTTCATCATTTAGTACTGCCTGACCTATAGGTGTACCACTAATACCTTCATAGAATATTCCAGTGTCAACTTTTTTGTTGCCCCTCTCATTAACAAGTGCTCCAGTAGTATTTTCATCAGTAGCCTCTACTCTTACATTCTTATTTTCATAGGCATATTCAGAACTAAACTTTGATGCAGCCAAGTCTCTAGTCATGCCACTAATAGCAAAAGGTGCCTTATTAATTGCCATAATTAAAATGATAAAATCTCTGGTGAATTAATAGTTTTAAAACTCTCAGTGTGTTTGTGAATCTTAGGAATTAAAGTATTCCACATATTCTTAATAGACTCCATTTGGTCAATGTTAGGTCTAATCAAATCTGATTGTGCCTGACCAACATAGAAGGCATATTCTTGCTGAGTGTTTTGAAGAACATTTAAAGGAATCTTACTATTATTAAACTGAATAGTAAAATATCTCTTTTGAATATAGAGTTCCAAAGCTCTTGCAAAAGTACCATTATCTGGTATTAAAGGAAATCCATCATCATCTACTTTAATAGCTCTATAGGCAACTTCTATATCGTCATCTTTTGTGGAAGTAAATATAATCCTTCCTTTAATATGATAAGTTGAAAGATTTTGCTTCCCTCCTTCAAGGAAACTTCCTTCTGCAGAGAGATATGCAAATCCATTGGGTTTTCTTACTTGAATAACTTCATAGAAATCACAAGGGAGTTCTCCTCTATAATCCTTAATAGGTATAGTTGCAACTTTAGATTCAAATATAGGAGGCATACCTACCACCTTGATAAACTCTACAGCATAATTAACAGCTCTTTCTAATGAAAGATCTTTTAACATATCATCTGCAAGGAGGTCATCTAATATTTGTCTAATACTTATATATTCCATATCATATATAATTTACAAATGCATCAAAATTAATATTGTTCTTTATGGCATCCTTTAGAAGCCTCTTAAGTTCTCTATTAGTAGAGAATTGATAGAATGATTTATTATTGTAATTAGCTTTGCCCTTATTGTAATACACTCTAAATATCTCAGAAACATTAGTCCTAACTAATGTCTTATCTCTGCGACACTCTTCATCTTCAAACCACAATTTTAAAGTGGCATCCCAATCTATTGGTAAATTAGTTTTTATTTTTTTACCATCACTAGTAATTATAGCTGGGTGTTTTCTAATTTCAAGTCTTCCCATTCTACAAGGAAACATAAGGTCCCCGGTTAATAATAGCTCCTCTCTTAAGGCTTCATTTATTCTTCTTATTATTGTAAAGTACTGACTCTCTGATAGTATATATTTCTTCTCCTTAGGTTTATTTTTTCTATACCATTTATATGCATCATAAACTCCTAAAGAGCCAGTAACTTTGTGCTTTCTTGATTCATTTACCCTTCTAATACTAGAACGGAACTTCTGCTCTTCCATTTTTATTATTGTTTAACTGCTAATCCAGATAAATCATCTTTAGCATTATTATTCTCATCCTCTGGTTTATATGCAGCTCCAGTAAGTTCTTTCACAATAAACTCAATAACCATTGGAACTAAAGCTTCTTCAAGAGGGTACTTATTGTCTAGAGGGTCACAATTGGATTCAGTACCATTATTATCACATTCCATCTTAGATGCTTCTGCAGAGTCCTCAAAGATTCCTGCATACTGAACTTTCTCAAGATACTGCATCTGAGGATTCTGAGATTTAAGGTATAATTTATTGTCAGGTCCAATAGTACAATAGATTATATTTCTTAAGAATTTATTATGTCCTACATATTTCATTCTTTCTCTATTCACATAAGTAATTTCTCCAGAAAGAAAATCTAGGGAACTAACCTTTGAGGTCCCTACTGGAAGAGTGTCTGGAATCTTTTCTACGCTTCTTAAATAGGTTTGGCTACAATCATCTCCTTCTATGCCCCGCACCTTCTCAAGGTCTAAACAAAGTGTTTGATAATTGCTTTCAGGAACAGCTTTCTTAATGTCAGTATAGTTCTTTTTAAGAAGGAATGCTCTATATTTATCTGCTAAAAATATGATATGGTCTTGTGTAAAATATGCATCATCACTAATGAGTTTGATTTCATCAAGACACATATATACAATTTCTCTGTAAGTACTCATGCTGTATATATCAAAAAACATTGCAAATATAAATTAAATAATTCATGTTTGCAATGTTTTTATTATTTTTTTACTGTTTAACTAAGTTATTTAATTAAATCTCAATATCTGCAATTTCCGCAATATCAGATTGTTCATCTTTAACTACCTTGGTATCCTCAATGGCTTCTATCTTTGCATCTTGAGTATCATTTACTTCTTCAATTTTAGCCATTCTTGCAGATAATTCAGCAATATCTCCTAAATGTGCATACATAGGTCTTTCACAATAATCTGGATAAGGTATTAAACAAGTTGTTCCATATAAGTTGTAAAGAGCATTCTCTAAATGTTTATAGTCTTCTTCTGAGATTACTATGGATGTGGTGTTCACAAGTTCTTGAATAAATACATAAAATAATAATTTTTTTACATCCAATTCACTCTTGAAACCATAATATGATAGAGAGGTAAAATACCTTAAGCAGGAGTTATATAATAAGTTATCCATTACAACCACAGGAATTAGAGGTACTCACACTGAGGTTTTTATAAAACTTATTGTAGTACTTAATTGCCTGTGTGAAGTGACCAGAATTAATAGAATATTGAATGGCCTTGAACTGCAAAATCATGTTAATGAAATTCTTAGGTAAGTCACACTTCTCTTCAATTTCTTTAACATATTGCATCGTTTCATTATAAATAGGGCATAATGAAAAAGTTACTCCCACAGAAGGAGTTTCATCAAAACCACAGGGGGTACTTGCAGATGGCGTTCCAGAAGCTTCAGCATAGACGAAGAACATTGTTCTATTCATATCTATGGCTTCTGTAAAGTCATTAACAGTAAGGTCTAATGTAACTTTCTTTGCAGATGTAAAAGTCTCACTTTCATAGATTAAACTGCTAGACGGTCCAGAAGAGCTAAAGGTATCTTGACTATCAATTTTAATCTGGGAGATATAAACATTGTCATAGTAGTCTTCAATCTCTCTGACCTCAGCAGTAATTATGAGGTGTCCCTTATTAACTCTTAAGTCTGTAAATTTAATCATAATGAAAAATAAAGGAGGAGGATTACCTCCTCCTTATGTTAATGTTTAATTCTTAGGAAAGTGTGGCAACCACAGTAGTTCCAGCAGCACTGTTGATAGCAGAAGCCACAGCGTTGATAACTGTGTAAGTGGTAGCACCCTCAGCAGGAGAAACAATTACAAGCTCCTTAGGGGATTTCTGAATGTCCTCAGCATCACCCTGATAAGCCCAAGTGAGCTCAATAACATGATAACCATACTGAGCATCAGCATCAACAAGAGGTTTGAACTCAAAGCTGTTAGGCCAGCCAACATTTCTATAGATATCACCTCTCTCACCCATGCAGAAGTACTCAAGGTCAGCAATAAGTTTGCTGTTGACAATTGCAGGAGTAGGGTGGGCAGTATCATAAGTAATTGTAGCCCAATCAGTCTCAAGACCACTAGACATAATAGGGTCAGCAGCAACTGAGAAATAAATCATGTCATAGGGTGCTCTACCAAGCAGCCAAGGCTGTTCAGCAGCCTCAATGACAATAGCAGTCAGAGAGCCATAGCCAGCAACTGTAGCAGCATCAGAATTCTTAGAGACAGCCCAAAGATTTGTATTAAGTGTCAGAGCTGTACTGGCAGTAGCAGCAGTTGTCACATAGACATTGATGATGTCATTATAAGCAGCTTTAGAAGCATTCTTAGCCAGATTAATAGCAAGATTAGCAATTACATTCTTAGCTGCATCTGTACTAGTAGCTCTGTAATCAGCAAAAATAAATCCCTTATCCTCAGCAGTCATACCACCAAAGTGGTCGAGAGTAACCTTAAGAATATAGTCCTGTCCAGCAACAGCAGAGGAGCTGGCAATATAAGCACTCTTAAGGTACCTAGACATAGAAGAAGCCTTAACAGCTTTACCCTTAAGAGTAGCGAGGTCAATAAGGTCAGTTCTGACTATGCCATCATTACCAACATACTTAGCAGCAATCTGACCATCACCAGCATCGATGAACTTGATATCTCCAAGAGTATCGAGATTGCTATCTACGGCTTTAGCAACATAAAGATGCTTAACTTGATTTGTACTAAAAGTAGCCATAAATTATAATATTAATTTTAAAAATGTTTTATTGTATTTGTATTCCTTTACTTTGTAAAGCGAGTCTAACCGCTAATTCTAAAATAGCCTTATGTAGAGCTTCATGGAGGTCACTAGTTCTAGCTTTTATTCTTCCATCAATACTAAGTCCATTAGGAAGGTCAACTAGAATTATAGGATTAACCTTACTTATGTATCTAACTATATATTTGCTGATACTATATTTTGAAATAAGTTCAACCTTATTATCAGTGATATCTAGTCTTAATACTCTTCTAAACCCAAAGCTCTTAAATGGATTCTCTAAGACTCTATGTAAATCGTCTTGAGTAACAGGTACTACTTGAATTAATTTCTCATTTACGCAATTATCTGAAGAACTTCCTAATTTAGCAGCCTCATATGTAATAAACCAAAGGTCATCAGGGAGACTAAATATTTGAGAGTTTGAGGTTAATAGTGATTCCTCACTATTCTCTTCAGGAGATACTTCTGCAGTGTGAACCAAGTTACTTAAGTATCTTCTCAGCTCTTCAGTTTTTTCAAATGAGTCTAATGTACTGTTCTTGCCATTATAGTAAGTTAGTACCAATTGCTCTTGGGCTTCAGTAAGAAACAGTGACTTCTCGTATTCATCCAAATTAATATCTTGGTAGGATGAAGAATCTCCATAAGATGCTTTTCTAGCATAGCTATTTAGTAAAGTATCAAAACTATTTGAAAATTCTTGAGTTGTCATAATTATTTACTTTGAGTAGAAGTAATTCCTAATTCAGTTCCACTATTTGACCCCAAGGCAACCTGTGTTGATACATCTCCAGTATAAGCAGCTTTAGCTAATTCAACAGCTCTTTGTAAAATGTCTTCATGAATACTAGGGTCCAGCTCACACTCTGAAACATCATTATAACCATCAATGGTGACACCTTCTAATGTACCAACTACAATAGGACAAGGACGTTTAATATATCTTGCGACATAAGCTACAAAAGTGTCACTAGGACCAGCAATTAAATCTGCTTGTCTGCTTGTGGCAGATGTACCAACCTCAATCTCAGTATTTATTATTCTCCAAGCTTGGTAATGAGGAGGTCTCTTAAAAGGCTTGGACATCACTCTTGTATACTCTGTGTAACTAATGGGAAGAACCATCAGATTCACAGTAGAGCCATCTCTGGTCACTACAAGTCTTTCATTTACTATCATGAGAGCATCATTGGGAAAGAGTACCGCCTTTACACCAGCACTTCTACCGTCAAACATAGAAGGTTGAAATCCAGGAAGAGTAGTAGTATCAACCGTATAAACTCTAGTAATCATAGAGAAATCTACTTGCCTTCTCTCATTACCATCGAAACCTTCCAAGAACTTATTTCCCTTAGGATTAAAGTAGGCTAAAACTATCTCATTTTGAGCCTTTGTGAGAAAAACACTTTTCTCATAATCATCAAGCCCGGGAGCCTGATTAGACATTATATTATTATAGAGAACATCAAACTGATTACTAAATTCTGAACTTGTCATTTTACTCTTTTACTTTTGCTTGAATAGCAAAGAGTACATCCTGATGTTTAGGAGAATTTAAGTACTTAGCAGCGGTTGTTAAAGTAGCCTCTTCATTAGCTTCACAAAGAGGAACACTACCTTCCCTTAAGAAATAATGACTGTCTCTATTAGAAATTACTCCTGCTTCAACAGCCTTCTTAATTAAAACCTTAGTACTCAAATACGGGTCAGTGATGACTCTAAGGAACAATTTACTATCTGCCTGAATAAGGTTATTAATCTTAGTCTGTAAGAATTCCAGCTTAGAATTAGGAGCAGTATTTCTACCATCAATTGTTTCAATGATTACTCTAAGAGTGTAAGTGTCCTCATCAACTTTACCATACTCTTTGTAACACTTCATCATTGTGCTCATATTATCCCTTGCCTGTTTATTCTCTTCACCTTCAGCAATAATAACAAACTGATATGTTGCTTTAGGATTGTCTTGAAGAGCCTGCAGTGAAGGAGCAATATAATCCTTATTAGCCAGCAGAACTTTATATTTTATATAATCTGTCGGACTAGATAAATCCAAATAATTATCTTGTTTAGTAAGTCTGACACTAACTGTTTTCCAATAATTATCTACAGTCCTAATTGCACTTAAACTGTTGTACTCAAGACCCATTGCATCTTCAAGGAAGGCTTTTTCTTCTTTGGTAAGAACATTCACAAATGCTCCAGACCTAAGTCTAGGTACTACAAATGTTCTTGAAGCACCTTCAGCCATTCCACCATAGAGAACGTGTCTAGGGTTTGTTACCATTCCACTCTCTTTAGGAATATACCTTATGGTAATTTTTTCATTCCTAAGAATGTTTACTGTAGGCTCATGCTCTTCTCTAAAAGACCGTTTTGCAACTGCCTTAAGTGATGTTGACTCCTTATTGACAGGAACAACCTCGATTGGACTATCATCAATCTCAAAGTCCGGTGTAGAATAATCTACTTTCTCTTCCATTTTTTTACTCATTTTCTCCTTTTATTATTAAAAGGGAGGAGGGTTATTCTCTCCTCCCATAATTATTTATTATCCTAAAACTGCAGGAATCAAAGACATTGTTCTTGTAGGGTCAAGAATACAAACACCCAAAGTAGCCATTCTGTGGATAACAGCAGAATCCTCATCAAAGCTCATATAAGGGTTGTTCTTTTGTCCAGTGAAAGGATTTCTAAGACCCCACTGATAGCCTCTGTACTCTTCATCACCTCTTACCTTGCACTTGAAGATATTAGGTTGGTCCATAGTACCGATGTAGAGGATATCATATCTGTAAGACTCAGCTACACCACCATCAGGATGGATAATCTTGTTTCTAACAGGGTCATCATAGAAGGGGTCAACATCAATCTTAACTCTTACACCATTAGGAGCCATGAACTCTGTGAACTGGAATCCAGCTTTAAGAGCATTGCTGTGCAGAGGGGAAGAAGTCTTATCAATAACCTTAACAGAGCTGTTGTCAATCTCAAATTGAGTCCAACCAGAGATTTCATTCAGGACAGCCTTATGGAACTGAGAAGCACCTCTCTCACCAGTCTTAATGACAAAGTATCTATCACCAAAGTCAAGCTTAGCAGCTGAGAGCTCATAAAGAGCATCCTCAAGAAGCTTAAGAGAGAATTCATTGTAATAGAAAGTATTGGCAACTTCCATTTGCTCTCTAAGACCAGCACCCATCTTAATAACGTTACCAGACTTACCGAAGTTCAGGTACTCACCATTAGCAGTTCTGTTGCTTCTACCATACATGAGAACGTTGTTCTTGTAATCAGACCATTGGCACTCAACCTCCCAATCAACAACATGCATCCACATGCTCTTGACATTCTTAACAAGTTTACCACTTTCAGTAGCCTCAGTAACGGGGATACCAACAGCAAGTTTCTTATTAAGCATAGAGCCAGGAACCTTATGCTGAATTCTAATAGTAGAGAACTCATTTCTCATAGAGATAGGAGAAGAGAACCTAACATCACCAGCCTTCCTAGAGAGTTCCTTCTCTACAGGAGCATAGTCCATTGAGAATCTCTTACCAGCGGCAAGCTCATCAGCAGGCATACCAGCAGTGTTACCTCCCATAAGCTCTACCTTATAGACAGCATTAGTACCTTCCATACGAGGGTCAGCAAGAATCCTAAGAGGATAAACCTCATTCTTCTCACCAACAATTACCTCACCATCAGCAAACCAATCTTCAGCAAAAACTACATAGAAAGGCTCAGTACCAGCACCTGCCATACCAGATGAAATAGTCTGACCTGAAAGGTCTCTAGCCTCAACAAGAGGAATATTTCTTCTAGAAGAACCAACTACTTCCCATGTGTACTCACTGTCATTGTCAAAATCCTTAGTGGGGAACTGACTCAGGAAGGTATCAAGAGTCTTTCCTCTGTAGTAAGCAAGCAGTTGCACCATAAGATTGGAGGCTTTCTGAGGAGCTAACTGAAAGATAGACCCAAGGTGATTCTCCTTAGTCAGGCCCTTC